TGACGTTGCTGTTCTTCTTGTTTAGCTTTTTCTTCAGCCTGTCGTTGCGTCTCAGCTTCTTGACGTTGCTGTTCTTCTTGTTTAGCTTTTTCTTCTTCAGCCTGTCGTTGCGCCTCTTCTTGTTTAGCTTTTTGCTCCTTATCAGCTTCTTTTTGTGATTTTTCTTCAACTTTAGAGTCATTAGAAGTACTTGCTACTTTGTTACTTGAGCATGCTGCTAATCCCATAATTAAAACGCAACTTGTGAGTGCGGTTAATAGTTTATTGTTCATAATATGTATCCCCCAGTATCTAAAATATAAGATTGCCTGAACTATCATAACAAACTATTTATTTGTATATTGTCATATTATGTCGAAGGAAAATAAAAAAGAGAGCCGAAGCCCTCTAAAATCATTTATCAATAATTATCCCCACTAGATTCATAATAATATGAATCTGAATTACCACAGCAGATGCATGTTGTTTGTTGGATAAATAATGGACTAAGTTCAGCGTTAGCTGTAGTGGCATTTGAGAAAGTAATACTTTGAACATCCTCAAATAAGAAAGTTTTTCTATCTCCTGGTGTTAATGTAATTGTTTGGGGAGTTGTGGAATTAAATGTTCTAATAGTCAATGTAACAAACGCAGCAAATACAGGGCTAAAACTAAAGCGAATTAGAGTTTTATTGTGATTAGTTGTAAAATTTTCAAATAGGGTAATTGTAGAACCGGGTGGAATTTCAAGACTTGTAGGGGTAGTTTCAGAGCCGAAAATTGTAAATGTCTCTATGAAGCAGTTATTGGAGTTTGAAGAGTTACATGATTTATCTTTTTTCTTGTAATATTTCTTTCCATCTTTACAGAAATAATCTGCCATATCTAATCATTCCTCTCAAAAAAGAGTTTAAGGTTGTCCCATATATATTATGAAGGTTGTATAAAAAGGTTCTAGTTTAAAAAGAGTAAATAAAAAAGAGAGCCGAAGCCCTCATTGGATAAATTGGTAATGTTTTGCAAAACAGCCTTACTGACGTCCGTCTGGCTCCTCATAAGCTCGTTGGATGTCATTGCGAAATTTAGAGAACTTATTGCTAATCATAAAGAAAAGACACCCAAAGGTGCCTTCCTGGGACTTGAACCATCTTAATTTTGAAAAATGGCATTGAAGGAATTTCTTTATTTATAACTATATTAGGGATGTTAATAATGGTATTTTATAGTGATATGAAAAAATTAATTATTAATGAATTTAAAATAAAAAGAAGACCGAACTAGAATAACAATCTAGTTCGGTCTTCTTTTTATTTGTTTACTTGTTTTCTTGGAAAACTTAATTAAAGTTTCTTAATTATTACTTGTTCGCCATCCTTCATAATGTCCTGTCCATGAATTTTTACTTACTTCAGTTGCTCCTTTTAAATACCAAGTCACTCCATCCCACTCTTTTACAGTAGGTATTTCCCCTTTTGATTTGTAACCAGGAAAGTCTTGTTTTTCTTTTTTCTTAACAAAACTTTTTTTATTATCAATCGTTTTTAATTTTACACCTGTATCAGTAGGTGTTTCCGCAAATACTCCTCCAGCACCAGATAACATAATTCCAGTTGCTAATGTTCCAATTATTACTTTCTTGAACATGAAAAATCCCCCTTTTTTGGAATGAATATTACATAAATAACAATACCATATTATTTGTATTTTCTAACATTTTAATTTATTTATAAATATTTAATTGAATATTCAAACTATATAATTAACATGAAAAGATTTAAAAATAATTAGTTCTATTAGTAGTGAATCTCAAGTCAATGATTGGAAGAAAACTAAATTATTTATGGGGTAAGAAGTATAGAACTCAAACTTTTTTTTTGAATTTATATTCAAAAGTTTACTTTCAAATTAGAAAAGGCTAGTCCCTCGATACCCTTTTTGGAAATAAAGAAAAGACACCCTAAGGCGCCTTCCTCTGACTTGAACCACTTTAATTTTAATAATATGTATTGGACGCCAATCCAAATATTATTTTACCATGTTAAATTCCTTTGTTCATTGAGAAATGTGGTTTATATCTATATTTTATCGATTCAAATAATCTGTCATGAACTCTTCAGCTTCTTTTTTGATCTCTTCTGGAGTCATTTGGTCAACTGGTTTATAATTTCCGTGTTTATCATAGTCGGCCGAATCTTTCTTAGGATCATAAGTAGATGGTGGAACTTGTTCTTTAAGAACAGCAGGCTCTTCTGTTTTAGGTACTGGTGTTGTTTTTGGTGTTGGATTAGGGATATTTGGTGTAGTAATTTGTTTTCCATCAATTTCGCGTAACAAAGGGAAAATTTCCGTATATTTTCTAGCTGATTTTTGCATCAATTCATGACCTTTTTGAAATCCATTTATATCTTTAGCTGCTAATGCGTCTTTCATAATAAAAGATGCATCTGAGAACCCTTGCATTGCTTCTACCATCGTACTATGTAGTTTGCTGTACTTATTAGGTGCGCTAATTGATAGCATATCCTTTGATACTGTTTCGAATCCTCTTAAAATAGTAATTACTTCTTTTCTCCAGTCTTCATTATCCATCTGTATAGATCCTGAGTTTACAATTTTTAAGTATGCTGTTGTATATGGATCAATATCGTTAAACGATTGATCGAGTTTGGCTCTATATTCAGAATCGGTTAAGACTTCTTTCTTATTGTTTGTATTACTAGAGGGTGTTTCACTTGAACTTGTTTTTTCTTCTTTTTCAACAGTTTTATTTTCGCAACCCACCATTAGTATTCCAAGAGCAGAAATAATAAGTAATAGTTTTTTCAAACACATCACCCCTAATTTCATTTATGCCAGAGAGTAAAATAAAAGCACTCTTTCGAGTGCACATTTTAAGCAGATACAACAACTTTATCTTTACGGAAGATACCCATTAATCCGCCGATTAATAATAATACTCCTGGTAATAAGTAAATCAGAGATATACAGATAAAGCCTCCGATAGCAGCAACAGTCATCATGATACCGCCAACTTTCGCTTTACTTCTTACCATAACAGATCCAACGATTCCTAATATAGATAGAGCTACAGCCCCCCATCCTAAGCCAATAACAGTGTTTGCGCCATCAGCTTCTAAAGCAGATCCAAGTCCACCGATAAATAATGCGATAAATGCACATAGGATTCCAAAAATCCCACCAATAAGCCCTAATACAAATTCAGCTGTTCTTTTCATAGTGATAACTCCATTTCTAATTTGTTATTGAAGATTTACTCGAATTTCTTTTTTAGATAAGAAATTTGGTTTGAAGATTAATTGAAGCTTAGGATCTCCTTGCTTTGATTCGAAAGCGATAGTTCCAGAAATTTTGCCGTTTGGTGCAAGTTTCCCGGAATTCAACACAGTATCTTGGTTAACTGTAGTAAATGCTTGATCTACAATATTCCCTTCACTGTTTTGTAAGCTAAAATCGAAAGGATTATAACTTATTTCTTCCTTCCCACTATTTTCTATAGTTACCTTAGCGATTAAAAATTCATGTCCCTCTTTAGGTTTATCAAATTCTCCACCTTGAGACTTTTCAATATTTGTGACAGTTAACTTGTGGTCTCCAAGTTGAATCATTTCACCAATTTTAAATTCTTTCTTCTCTTCTTTCTTTTCAGCTGGTTGTTCAGTTTTAGTATCATTTGATACCTTTTTTGCAGTTTCTTCAGTTTCACCACATGCAGCTAAACTAAAAGCAAGTGCCCCAGTTATAGCGATTGTACCCAATTTCTTATACATTTTGTTTCCTCCAATTATGTAAAATGTAAGATTTCTGAAACCATCATAACAGAAACGGTTACAACTATTTTGTCATATTTCGTCGAACGAAAAATAAAAAAGCACTCATAAGAGTGCTTATCTATAAATCTAATGTTTTTTACTAGATTTTTTATGTCCTTTATTTCGTTCACAAGCTACACCATCGCCATCACGATCTAAATGCGAAGCATAAGCTGGGCTATCTGAAGTTATATCATAGTAACCAGCATTATTTGCATCTGTACAGTTTGCAAAGTGAACTTTCTCTTGTTTAGGTGCAGCTTGTTGCTGAGGTGCTGTATTAGCTGCAGCTTTTTGTTGTTCCTGTTCTTTTGCTCGAGCTGCTTCTTGTTGTTTCTTTTGTTCTTCCTGTTGTCTTTGAGCCTCTTCTTGTTTGCGTTGTTCATCTAATCGCTTTTGTTCTTCAGCCTTTTTTTGTTCCTCAGCTTGCTTTTGCTCTTCAGCCTTTTTCTGTTCTTCTAACTTCTTTTGTTCCTCAGCTTGCTTTTGTTCTTCGGCCTTTTTCTGTTCTTCTATTTTCTTTTGTTCCTCTTCCTGTTTTTGCTCATCTAACTTCTTTTGTTCCTCTTCTTTTTTAGTTTCTTGTTTTGGTTCTTCTGATGTACTTGCTTTATCATTTGAACCACAAGCAGCCAATCCCATAAGTAACACGCTGCATGCTAAAGCCATTAATAATTTTTTACTCATAATTTAATTCCTCCAAGATATATAAAATATAATATTTCTGGACAATCTTATCAAAACAAACATTATTATATTGTCATATTATGTCGAAGGAAAATAAAAAAGAGAGCCGAAGCCCTCTTCCATCAAAAGTTACTATATCTGTAATGATCCGCCCAAGTTTACTACTCTGTTTTATCAAGATCAGCCGATAATTTCTTCAAAATATCACGTGCTTCTTTCTTCTCTTCATCTGTTAACTTAGCAGTCTTACTCTTTGCTTCAAGTGATTTAAGTACTTGCATGTATGTACTATCTTTGGTACATACAGTGTCTGTATAAGAGTCGCCAATAGCTACTACTGAAAAATACGTTTTGTCAGGACCAAAGTAAGTTAGTTCTGGAACATATCCCAGCATGTATAAAGTTCCATCGCTACCAATGGTTATAGCATCATTTGGAGCACCAGGATCAAATGATGAAAACGGCATCTTCCATTTTAGCGTTCCATCTGGATTTACTGCGTATACTGTTTTTTTTGAATTAACATAAACTACACCATTTTTATCTATTATCGGTGAGTTCAACCCACCTTCATCCGGTAAGAATTTCCACCTTAGTGTGTAGTCTCGATTATAAGCAGCTACCGTGCCACCTCCAGTCGTATAAATTGCTCCATCCTTGGAAGAGATTGTAACAGCAGCTTGTGCCCCTGGCTTCCACTCTTTTATTAGGTTTCCATCTTTATCAAAAACAAAGATAACAGAGCCAGCACTTATATATAATTCATTATCTAATCCTAAAGAAAAACCTGGGTGCCCCCACCCTCCTCTAATCTGTTTTTTCCATAACTCTTTACCATTCTTATTATGGGCATAGATAAAATAATTTTCGCCACTTGAAAGTAAGGTGTAAATAGTTCCATCTTTCGACATGACTATAGTATTCTTACCACTATTAGCTCCTTCGAACATCTGACTTGATTCCCATTTCTTTGATCCATCCGAATTATAAGCAGTTATTGATTTTGAATTATGTATATAAACTGTACCTTCACTATCTATAATAGGTGTGCTGAAAGCATTTGCATTTTTATCTTCCCATTTAATGGAACCATCGGGATTTAGAGCTGTTAGTTTTTTGTTTACAACATAAATAGTTCCATCTTCCGCTATAACTGGTGTACAATACATATAAGCTACATCATCTTTAATCCATTTAATGGAACCGTTAGGATTGAATGCATACAATTTCTCATTGGAGTTTCCGACGTAAATCGTCCCATCTCTTCCAACTGCTGGTGGAGCACTGAAAAATTGATTACCACCATCCTTTTTATAAAGCTTGTATTCCCATTTCACCTCACCTGTTTCTGTTCCCGCATGAGATGAGTTTTTATTCCAGTTATATCCAAATGGAGATTCAGCTTTTAAATCATACTTCCCCTGTTCAAATTGTTCACCTTGTACACTTGTAGTTTCTGCTTTTGTCATTGAAGTAGGATGTAATCCTACCATCAATATAAACAGAAGCATCATTAGCATAAATTTCTTTTTCATAATATACCTCCTATAAGTAATTATAATCATTATATCACTTTAAATTAATTTAAAGATATTAGAGGTGAAATATCATAAATAAAAAAAGAGAGCCGAAGCCCCCTTATTATATTCCTAATAGTTGTTTCTTTTTTGCTGTAAACTCTTCTTCTGTTAGAATCCCTTGATCTTTCAATGCAGCTAGTTTAGTGATTTCGTCAGCGACAGAATAGGTATTTACAGGATTTGTTGTAGAAGAATGGTCATTAGAAGCGAAAGTATTTTTTTCTTGTTCGTTCATGTACCCTTCTATTAAATCTTTTGCTTTTAAGAAATTGTTATATTCGTGTTTATTAAACATGACAGTATTTTCATCTTTTGCCAAGTCAGAGGTGGATTTAGTTTTTACTTCAGAGCTTCCAGGGAAAACGAATTGAATATAACCATGTGAAAGGAAGCCTGGTGGTTTGAATTGTATACCCGTAAGACTTTTGATTTGGATTTCTTTAGATCCCCTGCCGATCAAACGAGAGTATTTAATAGTAATTTTAGTTGGTGTGACTACTAGTGTACTTAGTTGCCCTTTAAATTCTAGCATGTATATCTCCTTTTTATAACAGTTTATATTGATAATAAGATGATAATAGCAAATTACACCTTCTTAATTTGTCATATTCTGTCGAAAGGTAAGGAAAAAGACACCCAAAGGTGCCTTCCGACTTGAACCATCTTAATTTTAATACTATGTCTTGGACTCCCATCGAACACAATTATTACATGTTTGTATGTAGTGCTTATTAAAAAATACAAATATGAATCTGATAATTTATGTTGTCAGGATAGTAATCCTAACTTATCATCAAGTTCTATGCACTCTTTATATAAATTTATACTGTTCATTTTCAGGTGGTTAGTACCTTCAGTCATATCATCAGTATTGATTTTTCGTCCTTCAGCTATATCAGCACTAAAAATTGAAAATAATCTTCGATAAGCATTTAAAAATGATGTATGTTGGCTGTTTAAATAAGTTAATTTCTCCATTTGTTTTTGTGATATTTTAATTGTTTTTTCATGATAGGTATAAATTCTATCAATAATATTCTTAGAAAAATCTAAATACATATCTATTTCTTTAATTGACATATCAATTTTTTGGTTTATGGTTGTAGCAGTCGTTAAATCATATAGATCTTTGTGTTTTTCTTCTAATTTATCAATCTTTTCTTGAGCAATAGTTGCTATATTATTGGATTTTTCGATTAATATGTCTAGTTGTTCTATTCTTGAATCTGATTCAGTTAAGTTACTTTCGGTTTGTTGCCTTGAATTTTCAACTTCTGCCAACTTTTCAGTAACTAATTGTAATGTGTTTTCCGCTTCTTCAATTTTCTTTTTAGCTTTACGCTCTAAAAACTTAATATAAATGAATGCCGCAGATGCGAGAGTGATAACGGCTGCGGCTCCCCAAGTAACCCAACTAGTTATATTAGAAATCTCCCCTTGTAGGAATGTAATTTGACTGTCTTTAGTGGAGATAATCTTATCTTGTACATCTTTTACAGTCTCCAAAGACTCAACCTTCGTTTGTAATTTGCTCAATTGTTCTTTAATTTGTTCGTTAGATATTGTAAATAAAGTTAATTTCACTGTTTACTCCCCTTTTGCGTATGAATTCATAATTAAAAGCACTCTTTCGAGTGCATTTTTATTTCAATCCAAATTGTGCTTTACTATTTAGTTTTCCACCTTGGAACATAAAGTTAGCATTAGCGCCCGGTGAGCCTACACCTTCCCACATATACATAACTGTGTAGAATTCAGTTCCTTTCTCTCCACCTTCAGATATTAATTCTCCATCGGTACCTATAATTTCTTTTACTTGTTCATATGTCATACCGTTTTGAATGTTTTCGAATTTCACTTTTGTTAAACCTGGTCTACTAGATCCAGCACGTTGTTTGTTTTCTTCGTCAGCTTTTTGTTTTTCTTCTTTTTTCCTTTGAACATTAGCAGCTACAATTTCATCTTCTTTGGAAATGTACTCAGGAACAGACATGTTATATTTCTCAGCCATTTTTTCAAAATGCTCCATTGCATCCTTATCCTTTGTAGTTGGCTCATGAGACTGATATTTAACACCGTACTTGTTGTAAATCTCCATGTTAACATTACGGCCATCGTCCATTTTTAAAACTGTATCTTGAGGCTTAGAATTAGTTTCTTTTTTCGTATCAGATTGACTTTCTATCTTGGCCTCTTGTTTTGGGGTGCTAGAAGCAACTTTATTCTCTTTTTTATCCATGAAACCACTAATTGCAGCAATAACAATAAATAGGTAAACAGCACTAGCTACAACCATTTTCCATTTAGTATTAGATCGGAAACCGAGTATCTTGTTATGTAATTTACGCTCCACTTTATTGATTTGAATTGAAGTATTTGTTTGGATTAAGCGTTCAATATCATTAGTTTGCTGTGTTGGTGTAAATACGAATGTTTTATTCATTCCTTTAAATTCCATAACCGCTTTCACGGCGAATTTATCAATAGTAACAGTGTCGTATTCATTGAAATTATATGTGCCAACACTAGAAACATTTTGTGTTTCTTTGTTGTACTTAAATAATTGAATATGATCTTTATCTATGGCAGCATAGCCACGATCAGTTGAACTGAACTTAGTTTCTACGATAATAGGCGAAGTTTGATATTTACTTGCTATCGCTTTTTTTGCAAGTTGTGACTCGGTTGGTTTTTTCCCTTTGTTTTTATTACTCATTATTATTAGCGGCCTCCAAAATGTAAGATTTCTCATCTCATGGTAGCAAACAAGTTATTTGTATATTGTCATATTTTGTCGAATGAAAATAAAAAAGAGAGCCGAGGCTCTCAATGGAATTCATTTTGTCACCTCAATGCATTTGCTATACTGCTGTATAATCTGATATCAGTGTAGATTTTAAATTTTGTTTGAATCTTCTTAAAAATATTCACATGCTTGTTAAGTATAAAAATAGTGGTATGCTCAAATATGGGATTTATAAATTAAAATATATAAATTGGGTCGGTGAAAAAAGTGAATAAAAAAAGGTTTTATGTTGATTCTGTATTTAAAATATTAGCTGTGCTATTGATTGGTTCAGGAATTTATGAAATACCTCATAAAATACCATATAAAATAAATGTAATGATAGAAAAATTCGTTGCTAAAGCATCTGATCTGCATTTATTCAATACTGTATTGCTCATTACTTTAGGAATAATATTCTTTTCATTAGTTAAAATCTTTTTTTACGTTAAAGCAATGAAGAGATATCAAGTTTTATATATTCTTAGTTTTGTATGCATCGTAATTTGCTGTCTTCTTTTCATATGGAAAAATGACACTATTACACTTCAACTCATTTTTTTATCTTTATTAGTAAGTAGTTATTATTTATATAAAAGAGGAATGAAATGCAAGATAAAGGAACTTAAATCTACCAATAATAATTCAGACGAGTCTATATATTCATCATCAGAGGATGCATTAGGAAGAATTAATACAGCAGAAAGGATAGCTGAAATGCTAGAAAAGCATCAAGATGAAAGCCTAAAGATAGGTGTTTACGGTAGGTGGGGATCTGGTAAGACGTCTCTAATGAACTTAGTTAAGGAATCATTACAAAAGAAAGAGAATTTTATTGTGTGCTGGTTTAATCCATGGACATACCACAGCGACAAGGAGTTATGGATTGGCTTTCGAGAGGCTATAGAACAAGAATTAATTATGCACGATAAGGGGGTCCTTAATTTTCCTATATTTAGGTCAATCAAAGCATTTTCATTGAGAATTTTTCAACATTCAACCTCTAAATTGCCAATTGGAAAGCTAATTGATGAACTTATAAAAAATGCCGGAACACCTATAGAGAATGAAATTAAGGCAGCCATTAATAATTACTTAAATATAAATTTACCCCAAAACGCAAAAATTATTGTATTTATTGATGATTTAGACCGTTTGGATGATGCTAAGAGAATTTTAACTATATTAAAAACAGTGAAAGAAATTATTAATATTGATAAAATTTCTTACGTTCTCGCAATAGATGATGAGACAGTTAGTAAAATAATTACTAAAGAAATGAATTTAACAAGTGGGAACTTATTCTTAGAAAAAATTATAAATTACCATATAACAATTGATGAACCATCAGTGGAAGGAAGAATGGATTTATTACAAAAAGAATTGAATAAACCCAAAAATCAAATTGATACCAAGGTTATTAATAATATTAAAAGTTATTTACCAAATAATCCAAGAACCCTAAAAAGGTATCTTCAAAACATGAACTTACTTGCAACTATACTTCAACGATTTGAAAGCGATGAAATAAACTTAAATTTTATATACTTAGTCCAAATACTTAATCTAGAATTTCCAAATGTATATAAAGGAATATTAAGGGATTCAGAGGTTAGGGGAATGTTTTCACCTTCCTATATTTCTAAGAAAAAGGCTAGTCTAATTACAGAGGATGACGCAAAAGAAATTTTAAATAAATATCCCGTGGAATCCAAAGATATGAAAAGAGCTAAAAATATTATTATGGGATTACAAATACAGATAAATAAATTGGATAAGAATTTTGATCTGTACTTTAGAATTATTGAGAGTTCAAGTGTATTAACATGGAAGGAATATAAATCAAACTATGAAAGATTGCGTTTAGATAACACAAAATTTGACGATTTAATAAATGGAAATTTAAAATCACAATATATTGAACATATCTTTAATCATCGGGACGAGCTTTTTGGTAAAATCCATGTAACTAAATATCATGTAACAGCGAAGAACTATCAGCAAGAACTAGTAGATTTAGATAATCATATTCAAGAATTAATACCTCTAGTCATACCAGAATATCAAGTTCAAATCTTTAATTTACTTTATAAACAATTAAAGATTTGGATAAATACTAATATGAATGGATACGAGGAATTTTATAGATATATATATATTGATAACAGAAATAGAGAAAAGAAAATAATTAAGGAGTTAACTGAAATACTTGCGGATAATTACAATGAAAAGTTATTAGAAATTATAGACCCATGGTATCCTGATGAGAAAATGTCCCTTCAGTTTAATGACTATAAAATAAATTTACTTAAAATTATTGAGCCATTTTATATTCGAAATTTACTAGATAAGTTTAGTTTGAAAAACGGACTTAATATTTGGAGTGACAAAGATTTTTCTCTCGAAAAGTATTATTTATTCAGAGATTCACGATTCCATAAATCTGATATATACAATAAACTAGACAATCTTGCAGAAATGGCAAAAGAAGACCTTGTAATCCGAGAGAATTTCCTTACATATATGTATTTATGCAATCACCACTTAAACGTTGATGCTTCTTATATACATGCCGAAAAAGTAAGAGAAGTATTAAAGAATGAAGAATTTGTAAAAATCCTTTGGAAAGGAGTAACTTCTGAAGAGGTATCGGTATACTCATTCTCAATTTTAAAGGATTTTAGCGATTTTATTACAACATTATATGAAAAGGATATAGAAGAAATTATTGTTTACCCTGATTGGTGGGAAGATAGAATGATACAGTGTCAATCTATATGATAGAGTTGAAAATAATAGGACAATTACTCTATTTGAATCCGTATAGTATAAATCTCTTTTATTATTAATTAGAAAAGAAAAAAGAACTTGTAGAAATTACTACAAGTTCTTTTTTGGGTAATATACACAAGTTTGTAATATGTTTAGAAATTCAATTATTGAATATGTTATGAGCGAAAGGGAGTGTCCAAAATGTATATTTTCCTTTTGTATAAGCATAATTAATTATGCTATAGACATTTCCTTTTTCTGAATCTTATTATGGTGTTTTAATCAAATTACCATTTTTGTCTTTACCTTGCATTTCAAATTTTGTTCCTAGTTCATCAAGTATGATATTCGTACACTGACTTAAGATTTTTTCAGTAGTGATTGTCAAATGTGGAGTGTCTTTAATTTTAATTTCCCTGTATACCCATTTCATTTCTTCTTCTTCTGTTGCAAATTGATTCCATGCAATTTCCTTATATGGCGCAACAGAATTCATAATCAGGAAATTCATACGTGACAGGAAAATTATTAACGAAAATTTATAAGATTTAAGACTAGGATACTTCGCCTTAATTTCAATAGAGATATAATCAAAGGGAATATCCCCAGATAGCACTTCTAAATCTATAGGTTTCTTTTCTTTTTTCCTTCCAAATGAGGGATATAGTGAAGCAAGGCTATAAGGATTTGTAGATTCTTCTTCCTCTTCATATATTACATTAACAAAATAATCATTTTGTTTTTCTTTAAGTAAATTAAGTACAGCTTTATGTTTATCAATATTACTTAAAGGAATCCCTCTATTTATACAACCTTTATTAACTGATAACTCATAGAGGTCAGCTATGTGATTTGGTAGTGTAAACTTTTCAAACTTATCCCCTATTATATCAACAGCATTTATGATTTCCGAAAAATCTGTACAGTAATCTTCTGCTTCTTTTTTAACCATTTCGATTAAGGAAAATTCTTCTTTTTCTTCTACTAAGGCTTCTGAAGTAACTGCCCCGATATCCTCTAATTTTTTTTCAACTTGTTCTTTTAACTCAGTTGTTACTGAACAAAAATCCTCTGTAAGATTAGCTTGAAAAACAAACTTAGGAGTTTGTTCGTCTTTATATATTGAACTAAATGTATCAGATATTCTGTCTGTAATATTCTTAAATCTAATTGTAGTTCCAGCATCTTGATCAAGAACTGCTTGGACAAAACTTTCTGTAAAATAACTTAACCTTTGTGCAAGAGAAGGTTCATTATTTTGAGACGAAAACATAAAATAACAGTCTCTCAATTCTTTTTTCCTTGCAGATTCCCTTAAAGTTTTTTCTACAAGTTGTTCATCGTCTTTAATATATGTAGCACCTGAATAGCATGCGTCAATGACCTTTACAGCTAATTTAGGACTTAACAATCGTAAATAACTATCTACCTCTGAATTTTGTAAAGAAGTAGCCTTTAACTTTGTGGATTCATAATCTGATAACAAGAAATGAACATCAGATGAGTTTGTCTTACCATGTCCAGTAAAATAGAAAAATACCTGATCGATTTCTTCCTCAGGATTTTCATATTTTTTTACAAACTCTACAACTTGGTCTTTTACTTGATTACTATTCAAATTCTTGTTAATAAATAAAATTTCACTATATTCATTTGTTTGCTTAAGTAGTTCATGCATTACCTCAATATCACATAAGCATGCATCTAAATTACTAATATTTTTATATTCGCTTACACCAATTAATATTGCTATTTTTACTCCCAACTACCTCGCCCCATTTCTTATAAATTACCACCCAAAATATACAATACAATTGTACCAAACTTTAGTATAAGCATTGTATATAAGCTTAAAAAAAGATGTACTATTGCATATCCTTATCCATAAGTATGAGAAACCATTGATATACAGCTATTTTCAAACTTTCTCAACATTTTTCTGATAACCCCACGACTGAATTTTGGCAAAAATATGATATTATGAAAATAATAAAATAAACGGACGTAAAAAAGACTCATGGCTGTGCAAGTAGTGCTGGTAACACTCTTCCACGGTCCGCCCTAATGTGCCTAGGGGAACACTTGTCATAAGTCTCGTACATAATTATAACACACATCCTAGATATAGTGACGCGTTTTCCTTAAATGTAAGAAATCTAGGGTAACGTGTCTTTTTTGTCCAACAAGGAGGACAAAGATTGTGCAAAGTTCAATAGTGAAGTTGCAAAATGATTTGTACGCTAAAGGAATAAGCGATAGAAATATTTCAAAACAAATCAGTTTAAGCAACGTGACGGTTTCTAAATTTTTTAAGGAGAAAGATGGAATTAGATTCGACAAGTACGGAGAACTTTTAAAAATCGCTTATCCTAATGATGTAGAGTTACGTCGAGATCTTTGCGCTAAATACTTTACTAATACTAAAAGACATCTTAATAAAAAAATTGCGATGAATTATTTAATGGCTCATGGAGAGTTGGAACTTTTAAAACGACTAGTAGACCAAGAAATGACTTCAGCAAATAAAGAAAATCGCGAATGGGCAAGCTTGTATGAACTGATTTATAAAAGATATAAAGGACACATAAAAGGCGAAAAATTACTTTTGGAATTAAATAAGAGAAAGAAATACCTCAAATTAAAAAGTAAAGAATTAGAGATTTTATCCGAAGAAATAGAAATGCTATCAGCTTACGATCAAGGTAACTTTAAGTTAATGGTTAACAAATCCGATTTTTTAATGGAGAAACTAAATGATATTAAAGATCCTTATCTAAAAGAATCGTTTTTTTATAAGATAAAGGAATGTGCAATTCATGGTCATTTAACCGCATACGAACTAGAAAAACTAAGAGAAATATGCGAAGAAGTGATACAAAGTATACCTATCAATAATCGTTTTCCTGTTGTAGAAGCAACAGTATATGGTGTATTGGGAGAATCGTTTATGCTATGTGATGAATCCTTTGACAAATCGATATTTTATCTGAAAAAAGCATTGAGCATTTTAGAGAAAGAGTCGAGTAATCAAATGGAAATGAGAAGAACAATGATAGCTAATACTATTGAGTTTCTAAAAATACATCATAAAGTTGATTTAGAAAATATTAAACCATTACATGCTGCTGAACAAGCATATTTAGAAATACAAAAGGGTAATAATGAACATGCAATTAAAATTTTAATGAAGTTGAAAGAAGAGAACGGGGAACTGAGCGCATTTCAAATTTACTATTTAGGCCTAGCGAAAAATGACAAAGAACTGTTATTGAAATCACTAGATATGTTTGAGCGATTAGGGAATATTTTTTATGCTCAATTACCTAAGAAATCTCTAGGGATTATATAGAAAAAATGTTATAATTTATGAGAGTGAGGTGATACATAAATGAATAAGGTTTTATCGCTTATTACTATTTTAGCGTTGTCAGGTGGATTTTTATTCGCTCCTTCTGATAGCCAAAAAAAGCAACCTCAGCAGTTAGCTAAGGATACTCAACTTACAATTACATTAAAAATGTCTGATCCAGGGACGGGCGTTTAAATTATATATTTAATGAATGACATCTTCTTTTTTTAGAAGATGTCATTCGTCGTTTTAGGGAATGTTAACTATTTTTCAAAAAAAATAAATAATTAACGAATGTGAATTGTTCACAAATTATATAGAGGATGCAGGGGGAATGAACATGGAGAATTTAGTTACAGAGTTATTGATAATGGAGACGGTCGAAGGGGTAAATATTGAACATCTCCGTGAAATGCTACTAGAATTATCAAACGAAGGAAAAGAGTAAAACAAAACTCCGTAGACAGTAATTAGTCTTACGGAGTTTTGTTTTTAGATATAAAGCTTTGAATTGTTGATTTAAACAACTCTTTGTTGTCCTCTGATAGTTGATTAATCAGTGTCATCCATTCGTTAGTTTCTTTACTTATCTCTTCTGTTTCTTTAACTGTTAACTTTTGATGCATCGCTCTTCCTAATAAGTAATCAATAGAAACTTCGTATATGTCTGCTAGTTTAGTTAATGTTTCGTAGTCAGGTTTACGTCTTCCTGATTCGTAACTAGATAAAGTGGCTTTGTTTACGTCTAATTTTTCTGAGATGAAAGTCTGTGTGTACCCCTTCTTTTCGCGGCACGCTTTCAATCTTTCGTTTAAGTTCATAATTTTATTATTCCCCTTTATAAATAAGATCCCATTGCGAAGTATTATTCTTTAATTACAGTATATATACTTTTTGACAACTTTTCACTATTTGTAAAAAAAATTAAAACAAAGTGACAAAACAGGGGTTTACATTTACGAAATGACAACTTATAATGAAATTAAGTTGTTGTCGAAATGACAACTATAGGAGGTGAGGCGGATATGACATTTGGAAACAGAGTTAGAGATATTCGCAAACAAAAAGATATAACACAATCAAAACTGGCTAAGAGTCTTGGTTTTAGTCACGCTTCAGCTATTTCTTTTATAGAAAATGGCAAGAGAAGATTAGATGCTGAAAAGATACCTATTTTAGCAAATGCACTTGGAGTATCAATAGATGAACTTTTTTTTACTCAAAAAGTTGTCATAATGACAACCGGAAGGCCGGAGGAGAAAGAAAATGAATCAATTACAGGTTTTCAACAATGAAGAGTTCGGTAAAGTTCGAACGGTAACTAGTTTTTGAGAAGAAAAATGAGCCATTACAAAAATATATTGATTGTGGTTATTTTGAAACATCAAAATGAGCATTAACTTGAATCACAATGCGAGTCACTCCAAAAGGACAGGTGTACATAATTAATCGTTTGGAGGAAATGAACTGTGGAATCAAAAGAACAAAATGAGATATGGGTAGATTTAATAGGTTATGAAGGGATATATGTGATTAGCAATCTAGGTAGAGTTAAAACAGTTATAAAAAGAGGGAATAGCGTAAAAGGCAGAATCTTAACACCTGTTGTTACCAAAAAAGGTTATTTAAGAATAGGATTAACTGACGAAAAAGGAATACAAAGGAGATTTTATATACACAGATTAGTTATTGAATCTTTTAATAAGTGCCAAGAAGAGAAGATGCAAGTTAATCATATTGATGGAGATAAGACTAATAACAGATTAAGCAATTTGGAATTTGTGACAGATAAGGAAAATAAAAAACATGCAATTAAAAATGATTTAAACGCAAAAGGTGAACAGATTCATACAGCTGTTTTTACTGAAGAACAAATTGAATGGATAAGAAAACACTACAAACCAGGCCACTCTAAATATGGAGCTAGAGCAATGGCTAGAACATTCGGAACATCACATTCAACTATAGGGAAGGTTGTAAGAAATGAGACTTGGAAGCATGTGTAACGAACTTCTAACGAAACGCGGAATTATTCCAGAAATGGATAGGGAGGCGATGTAAATGATGGAGGAAAGTACATTATCATTGGCGATTGTATCAGCGGCTATATGTCTATTAACATACCTAGTACACAGAATTGATGTCTGGGATAAAAAGACAGGATGGTCACAAGATGATAAATAAACAGCAACGTGATGAATATGAACGAAAGAAAATCTTGTGGATTATAAAGGATTTAAGAGCAAAGGGTGTACATAACAGCGCAGATAAGGTTGAGGAAACATACAAGAGGTATATCACTCTAGCTAAATGATAAAAGCCCTGCAAGGGGATGCAGGGCAAGACTAAGGGTATTGAAGAATTGTCGATTCTAAAAGTAAAGGACTTCTTGGAATGTAATAAGTTTAACACATAGTTCATTAAATTTTTATATAAAGATTTTACAGATTTATGAACACAATAAAATTTGATAAAAGGAGTGATTTATGTGGAAGAAAACAAGAATCAAGCCCCTGCGGTAAAAGAGGCTGTTGTAGAAGTAAAAATTCTATTAAATAATAAGCAAATTTGTGAATCTAACGTTGTACTTCAACTTGACCAGAAATAGTAGCACTATATCGTTCATGCATACGTTTTCTTAAGTTATCTTCATAAGCTTTTGTCGCTTCTTTTATAACCATTTCTAGACTGCTCTCTGGAGTTAAATCATTATACTGATGCGATTGTTCATGGACGTATTTTAAAACACCGTCAACAATTTCATGATGAGATAGTTTGAAAATATCATCTAAGTCAACACGAATATTTATAGTAGTTGGTTTCATAAAAACACCTCCTTCCGTCTGATTAATTCGACAAAAAGGAGGAAAATTCTACAAGGATAAGACGCGCGTTCGCTTGTCGTAATATTCAGGAATTTAATGGTGTTCCCCATCTAGTAAAAGGATTCCTGGATATTTTGATGCGTGAAAGCATCAAAAAAGCCCGTACAGAAGCACAGGCCAGTTGTTACACATATCGGTAACTAAATTTTAACAAACTTTCAGAAAGTTAGCTATTAAAAAATAAAAAACGCTCGATAGCAACGAGCGATGTAGAGAAAACATTCCCTAAAATTAGCTACCTATATTATACCATAAGTTTTCTCTCAGTAAATAAGGAGGAATTCAAAAAATGATTGAAAATCCAATTACTTACGGAAATCATCACGATTCATCAGCAAGAGACTTTATGGATTATTGCCAAGGGTGTGGTGGAGAAATCTTCTACGGAGAAGGGTACCTTGATTTTAGTGGTGATCCAATCCATACCGAATCCAAATGTATCAAACAGTACGTTGAAGAACATTCGATGAAGAAAGTAGCAGGTGAATAAGGTGGTCCTACAAAACAAAATTGAAGCTGAAATTCAAATTATGAAGAGTCTAGTTGAACGATACAAGCAAAGTAAAGAGCCTAACGCTGCATCAATGGTTGTAGCTTACGAATATGGATTACAAGCACTTATGGAAGTGTATGAAGCTAGTAAACAAACGGAAATAGCACCATTTTAAAAGAAGGGGAGATTCATATGATAACTGAAAATTACTTTTCTAAATTGGCTCAAATAGATTGTTCGGGACATGTTGAGAAGAAAGGGCGTTTTAATTACTTATCGTGGGCATGGGCAGTTAAAAAGCTTCGTGAAGTAGATCCAACAGCTACATGGGAAGTAAAACGATTTGATGGAGTGCCTTACCTCAAAACAGATTGTGGTTACTTTGTAGAAGTTGAAGTAACTGTACAAGGAATATCACTAAGTCAGATTCACCCGATACTTAACAATCAGAACAAGCCGATTGCAGAGCCTAACAGCTTTGACATTAACACAAGTATCCAACGTTGCTTAGTAAAGGCAATTGCACTTCACGGATTAGGATTGTACATCTATGCAGGTGAAGATTTACCAGAGATCCAGGAGGAAATGATTACTGCTCAACAAGTTGGTGCAATTAAATTAAACATAAAAAAATTAGCTACCCTTCGAAAAGTGGATGAAGACACGATTAAAGGATACTTAGGTATTAAAGAGGTTGGCGAATTGACATTAAAACAAGCTGGAGAAGTACTTAAGAAATTAACAAAGTGGGTTAAACAGGCTGAAAAAGAAACTTCTGAAACTGAAGAGCAAGAACAAGTAGAAAAAATAGAACAAACAAACTAAGGAGATGCTAAACCTATGTTAGACAAAAATCAATCTAAAGTCGTCCTTCCGAAGTGGGTGTGGAAGGGCGCATGGAATGAAAAAGAAGCAAGAGTAAAGGCGATTGAGTACATCACCCCTGATCGCTACCCAGGATATAAAATAATCAAAATTCAAGGCGACATAGCGGTATGCGAAAGGGCGAATGCGTGATGTTTAAGATACCTGTAAGGCGTGGATCGATGAAAGAGATGTTAACAGCAGTTCGGGATTTAGAAAAACGAGGTTATGACTATGTAACGCCAATTAAACGAATATATAGGGCAGAAAGAACTTTTTATCATGAAGGTAAATTTAGGGGGAGAGAAAAGGTTCGGTTTACTGGCATGGAAGACAATGTGAGCTATGAATGTTGGATGAAGAAGGTGGACTAAATGGCGAAATACAGACACGTTCAAACTTCATTTTGGTCAGATGCAAAAGTTTCAGAAGAGATGACGCCAGAGGATAAATACTTTTACCTCTATCTAATGACTAATGAGCATACAAACCAAATTGGAGTTTATCAGATAACTAGAAAACAAATGGCTTTTGAATTGGGTTACTCAATTGAAAGTGCAAAAGCTTTATTGGATCGCTTTATTAATCATCATGATTTGGTAGTTTATAACGAAGAAACTAGAGAACTTTGCATACTTAACTGGGGGAAATACAACCTTAACAAAGGTGGCAAGCCGATTGAGGATTGCATAAAGAAAGAGCTTAAAAGTATTAAAGATTTATCGTTAGTACGACTGGTGCTAGAACGAACAGAAAACATCTCGTTAGTACAAAAAGTCAGTGTTTATGCGGGTCTTGACGATACGTCACACGATACGTCCACGATACGGGGACAAAAAGAAAAAGAAAAAGAAAAAGAAAAAGAAAAAGAAAAAGAAAAAGAAAAAAAAAAAGAAAAAGAAAAAGAAAAAGAAAAAGAAAAAAAAAAGACTCCTCGTCACAAGTTTGAAACTTGCGACACCAATGGGGCTAAGTATCTGTTTGAAAAAATTAAGGGTAACAATCCTAAGCAAAAAGAACCTAACTTCGATAATTGGGCAAATGAGTTTAGATTAATGCGAGAACGCGATAACAGAGAACCGCAAGAGATTAAAGATGTTATTGATTGGTGCCAAGCTGATCCGTTCTGGCAAGGTAACATTTTATCTCCTAAAAAGCTACGGGAGAAGTTCGACCAACTAACTATTCAAATGAATTCTAAAAAAGGAGCGAATAACAATGCAGAGAGCAGCGGCAGCAATACCAACCGATATAGCCAAAAAGGTGAATATGACTATGGATTCTGATGTGTGTGATACGCATGGCATGAATAAGATGAAGTTCGGTGGACAAGTTGTTTGCCCTCGATGTTTCCTTGAAAACGATAGTAAGAAGCTTCAGCAACAGGAACAAGCGAAATACGATGCAGATAAAGCGAACGAGAAGAAATTCATGTTTCACCAACAAAGCATGATAGCCGATAGCAACATTAAGAAAGCCAATTTTGATAACTACCAACCTACTAGCGAGGAAGGCGCGAAGAATCTTGAACTCGCAAAGGTCATCGCTACGGATTATCTCAACGGAAAGATATTTAACACGATTATGGCAGGAAATTGCGGGGCAGGGAAAACACATCTTGCTTACGCTATAGCGGATCAGCTTGCAGGAGCAGGGAAGTCAGTTGTCTTCGTTACAGTTGGCGAATTGCTACGGAAAATAAAAAGTACGTTCAGCAAAGACTCCACACTAACTGAAGGTGCAATCATTCGAAGTCTAGTAAAAGCAGAAGTATTAATAGTCGATGATTTAGGAGCAGAGTTAGGCGCGTTAGATGCAAATACAAAAGCAACAAACTTCATTAATAGGGTGTTATTCGATGTTTTCGATGGTAGGCAAGGTAAATCTACTATCTTCACCACAAACCTTACAGGGAAGCGTTTAGACGACGCATACGATGAACGGATTGTATCACGGATTCTCAATAATTTCAGAACGATTACTTTCAAAGAAACAAAGGATTACAGAAGAAAGGCATTGCAATTTTAAAAGGGGGAATAAACGATGTGTGTATGTGAAGGAGCGGGAGTAATTAGCAAAGATATGGGGAATGGCTGCTATCAATTTGCACCGTGTATTTGCGAAGCAGGGAATCGCAGTCCTGAAGAAGTCGATAGAAGACGTCATGCCGTTATGGCGGAGTTAAGAGAAATTCATCAATTACAACTGGAGGGGAAATGGGATGCCACGACTTGGAACGGATTTGGAAAAGGAGAATTACACAATGGCGTTGCAGCAGGGGAAGTATATGAAGAAGTCGCGTCGTAACTTATATATCGCTTTAGAAGAGTTGGATTTAGTGTTTGATGAAAGCGAAGTGATTCGATTAAGAGAAATGTGGGATGAGGATAAAGATATTCTTGAAATAGCAAAAGAGCTAGGAAGGCATCAACTAGAAATCGCCGCATTAATTATGGATCAGGCAGATAAGAACAAAATCAAATCGCGTCCAATGGGGTTAGGGGCATGAAACAACTAACACTGGAGGATGTAGTCGGAAGTTTTGATTATACCGCAACAAGTACCGTGGACAAATTCTTGAAGCGTAATAGCGTTATGACGTACTCAGTAGAGTTTTACGACAAAGACGAGAAGTGGAAGCTTCGTTGGTTTGAGGCGAAGTCCGAGAGCGAAGCTATAGGAATGGCTAAAAAGAAATACGGAAAGATACAGATTATCACCACGTATATTTCTGATAGAAGCTTAGAAGAGATAATGAATTTGGATTAGGAGACATAGCGTTATGACGTATTTAAAGGGCAGAAACTCATTTGATTGAATGAGGCACCAGTAAGCGTCATAGCGTCAGTAGAAACGTTGGGATTATTGGAATCAGAAAGAAATATGGGCCTCGGATTTACTGGCTATGGGCACTAAATAAAAAAATGGTCCTTACTATTACGTAAGAACCCCATAATCGAAGAAAAAAAGTCGTATGTGAAACCAAGTGGGAATCACAATAATATTTTAACATCTAAATATATAGTCGTCTATACAACAAAGTGAACAAAATAGTTATTTAAACGAAGGAGCCCTAGATTTAGGGATCTAGGGCTTCTTGTGTCGGTATAACTCACACAATTTTATGAAAAGAAAAGAACTTACTGAAGATAACACATAAATGTTTCGTAAATGTATCAAAAAAGTGAACAAAATAGTTATTTTATGATGAATAAATAAAAGAACCCGTTTGTTATAAACGGATTCTTCCCACAAGATTTGCAAGAAATTCAAGATAACTAGACCGGAGCACTTATTGAATTTCTTGTGATAATACTGTATGTAAAGGAATCAATAAGGTTAATGAAATTTAAACAAAATAGTTATTTGAATAAAAGGAGCCCCATTTGTCTGGGGAGCCCCTAAGGGTAATCGTCAAGTAATGACGTACTCGACTAATTAACAGTATCATGAATTTTTTGGTAAAAACACTGGTAAATGTGCCCAAATAAGCAGGGCATCAATTTGAATAAAAAACGCTATTTTAGTAGAAAACGTTGAAAAAGGACCCGGAAAAGGGGTAGGGGTCCTTTTTAATGGAACAATAGAACTTTATGGGATTACCAATACGTTACCATAAAAGGTAATTTATTTCCAGGGTGTAGATCTTGAGAAAACTTTATATAAAAACTTCATTTTGTATTAGGTTGGAATATAAAAAGAGCACTTAGTAAAGTGCTCTCGTGACGAGTCTCATTTTATAACGACTATTTTATAAAGAAAGGAACTCAGAATATTATATGTGTGTCCAGTTAATTGAGTGCTTCTTACAAATAAAGAGCAGCTAGCAAAAGCTAACTGCTCGGTTCTCCAAGGGGGAACAAGGAGAAAATCTGATGTCATATACATTATTGACGGAATATTTAATTTTATTCACGAGAAATTATATTCTAAAATTTTGATTATGATAGTCGATATTCTCCACGTTGACCAGAAAAGAATTAAAAGTTCTAGTGAAATTCCAAGGGTTCTTTTCTTAGTTTTTTGAGATTCTTTTATCAAATAGCCAACAGCACTAATTGCTATAAGAATGAAAAGAATAAGTTCGAGTGTAACTGGCATTCTATCTACTCCTAAAAATAAGTTTGCATATAACGATTATAAGATATTTTTGGTGATTGGTAGTAAAAAATTCAACAAAATAATCTTTTTAATAGAAAGTGAGGAATAACAATGGGACTAGGAAACCGTGGGATGGCATTTGAAATGCTTATCAATCTAGCGAATGAAATGTATCAAAGAGGAGGAGTGGCGCTTATTAACAAGCGTCCGACTCCTGTGAAGGTGTTAAAAAGTAAAGGTGGCCGTGTACTAAATGGATTCTATGAAGCAAAGAGCACAGTAGACTATGACGGTGTATATAAGGGACGAGCTATCGCATTTGAAGCGAAGTCTACAGAGAAAGATACACGTTTTGATTTAAAGAACATTGCACAGCATCAATTGGATTACTTGGAGAAAGCGGAGAAGATGGGAGCGATATGCTTCTTCCTTATAGAATTCAGTAAGGATAGGTCAGTATTCGCAGTGCCACTATCAGTCATTCAATCTTATGTAAGGATGTCTCATCAACCGAAGGGCAAGAAGTCTATACCAAGAGCAGACTTTGATATTTATGGGTATTTAGTAGAACAGACAGAACGAGCGCCGATTGATTACTTGCAATATGTTGACGAAATAGTAGCACCAGTCATGTTTGATGGAATGATTCAATTTGATCAGGACTATCAAAAGGTAGCGAATAATATTGAAGCAGCAAAAGAGAAGATGGCCAACAAGAAATGTAAATTATTAAGGGTTTAATGGATAACGGAACCTTGCAAGGTGGATGGTGGGGACTATTCGCTATGCATGTTTCCCTTATTCAACAAAGAGATAGTAAAATTTCACGTACCTGATGTGAATGTAAAAAGACAAATTCAGAAATAGGGGGATTCCTTCATGGAGAGACAATTAACATTATTACCGACTATTGATAGAGAGACAGAAAAACAGGTTCAGAAAGAAGTAGTGAAAATACTAAAGGAATACCGCGCATTGAAAACGCGTTTTGAAAATGAAGTGGAGTTAAAACACGAAGGAATCAGTTTGTTCCCTGAGATTAGAAACACGAGACATATTAGCAATATCAAGTTCAAGCAGATCGATAAGGCTTTACAGTATGTTTTGGATTATGACGAGGCTGAGATTATCAAGAGGAAATACTTAAATGCAGATAAGCCGAAAGACAGCTTTATTTACACTGAATTATCGATGAAGAAAGATCACTTCTATTATAAGAAGAAAAGTGCGATTCGATTGATCGCTACATCTTTAGGGATGATTTAATAATACAAAAAAGCCAAATTAACAGTTTTTAATTAACTATCCATTTGGCTTTTTATGTTTTATTTTTTAGGCATCCATGTATGTCCGCAATTCATGCAACCATTAACAATATTTTTTCTACCAACAAATCCACTGAATAAAATTATCGGTGGTCCTAGAAGTACAATAAGAAGACCAACAATTGCAGAAAGTCCAACAACTCCATCCATAGAATTTTCAGGAACTATAACATATAAAAAATTAGAAACTATTCCAATAGTTATAAGTGTACCTAACAGAAGAAACAGAATAAAAAACGCCCTTTTGAAATTATAACCACGCTTATTACCGACTATTTGATCTGATTTGCATTTCCTACAAACCACGCGCTTTGTTACTTTTTCTTGTTGTACCGTCATGTCTAACCATCCTTGCTTTTATAAAATTATAATAGCTTAATTATATGATATTATTACCTGAACTGGATACATATATTATCAAAAAAAGAAAAAATATAATAAATTGGAATGTTTATGTTTTTAAAAACTTCGACAAAATACCGACAAAAATGGGGACTAAATAGGGGGAATTTTGATAATGAAATCAACGGTATTCTTAATGTACAAGCCCTTTGACAACCGCATATCGAAGAGGATTAGTACACCTATAAGTGAAACGTTCTTATGCGAGAATGTCACGGTAACGTATACCGCATAGTAGGGCGGGCAAGGCGGTACGAACCCGCGTTAAGACGAAAAGACCAATGAATGTATAACAATGACATATTTCAGTATGGCGGGTGTGAGATAACTCGCATTTGTCATGCTGTTTCTATTGTATTTATCAATCAGCTCGGAATGCGTCCTCTGGGTTGATAATAAATATAAGTCTATTTCCCTCTAATATGTCGGTTCTTGAAAATGGAATGGGGGTGGTTGCTCATGATTGAGTGACACTTGCATTCTAAAAGCTAAAAAGTATACGTATCTCGTACATTAGTAATTAACCATGATTCTTATTAATGACCAAAACGAGGGCAAAGAGTTCCACTCTTTGTTTGAGCCAATACAGCGGAAACATTCCCCTTCCGTACCTCTAGTGTATTGGTTCAAACAAGGCGTCGGAAGAAATATGTACGTCTTGGATATAAATCCTTTATAATTCGATATTGGTCAGCTAAGAGCCTGTGACAGCCGATGTATTGATCAGCTCTACGGAGTATAAACGAGAAGATTCTTAGTCTTCTCCTAGCCACCGAACGTAAGGCGCGTAGCTAATAAGGGCTAAAAAATTATATGATGCGGTGGCTTGGAGAAGGTTGAGAGTATCAGCCTTGATCTAAGAGAAACTTTTGCCATTTGTTTTCTCTCTTTTCTCCCATCCCCTTGAAAGCTGTCACTTCGGTGATAGCTTTTTATTTTGTAGGATATTCTTTTATTCTGTCGAATAGATAGAATGAAGGAAGAGAGGTGAGAAAATGATAGGGGTTAATAAATGGAGCTATGAAAATGAAGACATAAAAGGAAAGATAGGTACTTTTGGAGAGGGTTTTCCTTATGACTCTGTAGGTTACTATGTAGACTTTTATAAGAATTCAAAACGTATCCTTAGACTAGGATTGACTGTTGCGTTAGGACGAGTATTTATCCTGCAATCAGAAGAAGAAGCATCTATATACAAATGGATATGGGATGCAGGTAATACATTTGTAAATGAATTAGAAGAAGAACAAATACTAATTATCCAATCAAAAAATGTGTCTGGAAAAATATTAATTACTGATTGGAAAGATTTAGATAAAGCTACAACTGAATAAACAAGTAAAGCATCCATAACGGGTGCTTTTTTCTTTGTTATATAGAAATTACACATTAAAGATATGTTTACATGCATGGTTACTACACGTTAAGGAATAGTAATAAAAAGACGAGACCGATGAAACCGTATAAAAACCAAAAGAATCCTAAGATGGGGAATGTTTTATGAAATTTAAGCATGGTAAACCTCCTTGGGTATATAGAGGATTATAATATATCGTCGGTCTATATAGAAGAAAAAACAGAAATTGGTACATGCTAAACGAGAGTATGGAAAAAATATACATTCGGATTAAAGGATTCTACATAAATAGGTAGAATCTAATTATTTGGTTCACATTTTAATCCAAGGGGTACAAATTCGATGCGACGTGAAAAGGATTTGTTGAAACAATGGAAGGCGGATTTGCAAGCTGTTCAAGAAGAGAAAAGGCTGAAGAAGAAGGCTAAGAAAAAGAATAAGAAATATAACATTCCGGGTAAGACAGCTGAATTCATGGATGGCAAGAATACTTATCGTAAAGAGAATGGGGTATGGAAACAAAGAAATAAATAATGTGAGGATAAATAAATTTGATTAAGTTTATAACAATTATCGTAGGCGCTACCGTGATCTGGGTGGCGTCTTGTTTGTTGTTAAGGAAAGATAAGACGTGAGATAGACTTGCAAATTGAAATATTATTAGTTTGAAACATAGACTAGTAAACAAACTATTTTTACCTTTTAATCATAGAATATGATGAATTCTATTTTTAGAGGAGGGAATCATATCTATGGGATGGGATAATAATTTTGGACATTCTAGAGATTGTAATAGATTTTGGGATGATTTAGTATTTTGCGGTTGCGGCCGTAGACGAAGAAGAAACGATTTTAACGACTGTCATTGTAGACGTGACTGCGATTGTGATGAGTGTCGTCGTAGACGTAATCATGACCGCGATCGTGAGCATGAACATGGTGAGCATCGAGATTGGTAAAGCCTTTTGAAAGAGTGCGATGAAAAAACGCACTCTTTTTTGTTATGTTTTTAATTAGTACTTATTAACCCGAAGGACGCAGTTTCAATTGGATTTAACATTTTACAAAACAAGCGAACACAACGAACGAAAAGAAATGTCCTGCGTACCTGTCTAAAAGTTGACCCTTTTGTACAGTTGAAATGTATAGGGTAAAAACTTTGTAAACAGATAGTTGTTAATGTCTAAAAGATAGTCTAAAATGAAAGTATATAATTCTTAAGACTTTTAGACTATTTTGAGGTGATTTGGATGGCTATCGTTGGTTATGCAAGGGTGAGTACAAAAGATCAAAACTTAGATGCACAAATTGAAAGGTTAACAGAATATGGATGTGAAAAGATATATTCTGAAAAGTACAGTGGAGCTAATAGTGATCGGGAAGAATTGCAAAAGGCATTAGAGTATATGAGAGAAGGGGATAAATTTGTTGTTTGTAAAATAGATCGTTTAGCCAGATCAATATTTGATTTGCATAAGATTGTAAATCAATTAGCTGATCGAGGAATAGCGGTGGTGTTTCTTAAAGAACAAATTGATTTTTCAACGCCTGCAGGTAAATTGATGTTTACTATGCTAGGGGCTATTGCTGAGTTTGAAAGGGATTTAATTAACGAAAGAACAGCTGAAGGAAGAGAAAGAGCTAAAGCAATGGGCAAACATATGGGGCGTAAGGGGCAGGATGAAAAACAGGTGAAGCAGGCTATGAACTTATTCTTTAATAGGAAAGAGAATGGTTTGAGTGTAAATGATATTTCAAAAATGACGGGAGTTCCGCGTTCTACTCTTTATGCTAAAGCGAAAGAATTAAAAGAGGAGGGATTATGATGGAGGAATATGAACAGCTACGGCAGGAATTTTGAAATATAAGTAATCAGTTAAAGTAGCGAATCCGCTGCTTTTTTATTTTATAAAAAAAGAACCTGCAAACCTGCAGATTCTCCTGATAATGATTTATGAAGTAAGACCCGAAAATATAATACAATGATTCGAAAATGAGTTCAAGAGTGTTTGGTGATTTAAGCCACTCTATAATCTTTGTTTTTAAGCTTTTTTCTAATATCGATGAATCCTATAATCATTATTGCCATGCATATTAACTTAAGCCAACGAACCTCCTGGTGGTACATTAGCCCAGAAAAGAATTCATAGGCATATAACAAACCGACAATTGGAAATAGCCAAGTCATAAATTTCAAATCTTTTAGATGAAACTTATAATTATTAATCTTTTTCCACATATGTATCAACTCCTATTGTTATGAGGTTCTGTAGTTTTTCTTTTTGAAATCTCGCATGTTGAGGATAAAGAATAGAAGGAAGATAACAGCTCCGATGCCATTAATCCAGTAGTACGTGCGCCCTGTTGTGAATCCGTTATAGAATTCATAGGCATTCCAAATTACAAGAAGTACTGAGCAGACAGTAGAGACCATTAATGAGCCAAAACTTCTCATGATTTTCACCTCGATTCAAAATGTTAGAACTTATTTATAATTTTACATTTAAATAAATAGATTTACAAGGAGAGGAATAAGAGAAAGAACCCGCTAGAGTTCGGGTCCTTTCAGAAGTGATGATGTATTCTCGGCTTGGGAACTGAGAAAAACACAAAAATATAATACATCGAGTTTTAGAGAATTTCAAGAATAAATTAGAGTGATTTTGGAGGATGATGAATAATGAAACTAACTAAACAAGAACAAGCGGTTGCAATTGGTACATTCATTTCGATGTTGGGACAGGACCTTGTAAATGAGCGCATCGATAAACAGAAATTAGAAAGTGTAATTCCAATCTTTAATGAGTTAGAAGATAACACAACACCAAAGCAAAAGAGAGAAGCAATGGTTAGTTTGCTCGATAAAACAATGAATGAATTTCTAAAAGCTTAAAAAAACTAATAGAGCCTATCGTGAGGTGGTGGTTATGGCTAGACAACGTAGCCCGGACAGAGATAAAGCATTTGAAATATATAAAGTAAGTAAAGGTGAGAAGCCATTAATTGATATTGCTGCTGAGTTAAACCTTAAGCCTTCGCAAATCAGAAAGTGGAAATCACAAGACAAATGGGATGAACAAATGAATGGTAACGTTACTATTGCGAAAAGGAGCGTTACTAATGTTAAAAATCCCAAAACGAAAGAAAAACTGAAAGAGATTTTAGAAGATGAAGAGTTGACCGAAAAGGAAAGGCTCTTTTGTTTGTATTATGTGAAATACTTCAATGGTACACAAGCTGCACTGAAGGCTGGATACTCCAAAGACGGCGCTCATGTACAGGCTAGTCGATTGCTAAGACGTGAACGAGTTTCTTCCTATATAAAAGAGCTTAAAGGTGAGTTAATCGAGAATGTATTTGTGGAAGCGATGGATGTGCTTAAAGAGTACATTAAGATTGCTTTTGCTGATATTACTAACTATGTAACCTTTGGACAGAAGGAAGTACCTGTAATGGGGATGTTTGGCCCGATGAAAGATGAATCCGGTAAAGAAATAACTCGTATCATAAATTATGTAGATTTACACGAGGCTGGCATGGTTGATGGTTCTATAATAACCGAAGTAAAACTCGGAAAAGATGGCGTGTCAGTAAAACTTGCTGACAAGATGAAAGCACTGGACAAACTATCTCAGTACTTTGACTTAGTACCTGATAATTTCAAACGTAAAATCGAAGAAGAACGCCACAAAATGCAGATGGAAGTGCAGAAAGCTCAAATTGATAAAATTAAAGCAGATACTTCTCGTATTAAAGGTGATGAAGGTGAAGAGTATGAAGATGACGGTTTCATCGATGCGTTAGAAGGTAAAACAGCAGAGGTGTGGGAAGATGAAACTTAAACCTGCCCCTTTTAAATTTAGACCATTCTCAAAGAAACAATTACAAGTACTCACTTGGTGGAGAAAAGATTCACCTGTGAAGGACCATGACGGCATTATATGCGATGGTTCTATTCGTGCTGGCAAAACTGTTTCGATGGCTCTTTCTTATGTTATGTGGGGAACTGAAACATTTAATGGTGAAAACCTAGGTATGGCAGGTAAAACAATTGGATCACTGCGACGCAACGTAATTACTCCATTAAAAAAGATGTTAAAATCACGTAAATATAAAGTGAAAGACCATCTATCAGAGAACATGCTTACCATTAGTAAAGATGGCCATACGAATCATTTCTATATATTTGGTGGTAAGGACGAATCATCACAAGAACTTATCCAAGGTATTACATTAGCTGGTATGTTTTTTGATGAAGTTGCTCTTATGCCACAAAGCTTTGTGAACCAAGCGACAGGACGTTGTTCTATTGAAGGCTCAAAGTATTGGTTTAACTGTAACCCTGCCGGCCCGTATCATTGGTTCAAACTTGAATGGATAGATAATAAGGAAGACAAGAACCTGCTACATATTCATTTTACAATGGACGATAATCTTTCTTTATCTGAAAAAGTGAAGCAAAGATACTATCGTATGTATAGTGGAGTCTTCTTTCAACGCTTCATTTTAGGTTTATGGGTGCTTGCAGAAGGTATTGTATATGACATGTTTAACAAAGAAAAGCATGTTGTAAAAACAGTAGAAAGAGAATACGAGAAGTATTATGTATCTTGTGACTATGGTACACAGAACCCTATGACATATGGACTATGGGGATTGTGTAAAGGTATATGGTACAAAACAAAAGAGTACCATTATGATGGTCGTCAAAATTCACGGCAAAAGACAGATGATGAGTATCTTGACGACCTAAAAGAATTCATCGGAGATATTTCTATTCGCGGGATTATAGTTGACCCATCAGCAGCTTCATTTATTGCTTTATTGAAAAAGCATCGATTCAAAGTGCTTAAAGCTAAGAATGAAGTTATAGATGGCATAAGAAATGTAGCGCGACTTCTTAATGAAGAGAAGATAAAATACAACGACTGCTGTAAAGAAACATTCCGTGAATACGCTTCTTATACTTGGGATGAAAAAGCTACAGCTCGTGGTGAAGATAAACCAAATAAAGAGAATGACCACCAAATGGATGGTGATCGTTACTTTGTAAATACAGTTGTTGTAACTAATAACAAAGCTAAGGCTGTTAAGTCAATCTATTAAGGAGGTGAGATGATGTTTGAACACTATATTCCGTTGCTTGATGAACAAAATGGCGAGCCTACATCAAAGTTACTAAAAAAAATTATTGATGAGTTTGAACCATTAAAACAACGCATGATTAACAGGTACGAGCGATACAAAGCAAGTGAAAAGGGTGTGCCTATCTTTACTCGCGAGTTTAAAGGTGATGGTAATAAAGATAAGGTTAACAATAAGCTAAACAATGACTTCTTTTCTGAAATTATCGATACAAAAATCGGTTATATGTTTGGGTTGCCTATCTCATACAGCTTAGATCATGAAGATGATGAAGTATTGAAACGTATTCAGGACTTTTTAAAAGCGAATCATACTGAGGATGCTGACGCAGAAACAGGGAAGTTCGCTTCTATTTGTGGATACGGAGCGAGACTACTGTATCACGATAAAGAAGGTATCGAAAAGGTTATGAATATCAAACCTTACGAAGCTATATTTCTTACGAATTCAAGTATTGCAGAACCTAAATACGCTATACGCTGCTATCCAATCAAAGTAATTGATGGTGATGATTTCAAGGATGGTTACAAAGTAGAGTTTTACAATGAAACAAACATTATTGAGTACATTGGTGAAGGTTTAGATAAGTTAACAGAGACTGACCGTATTCCAAACTTATTTAAAGGTGTGCCACTTATTGGGTTTCCTAATAATGAAGAATTACAAGGAGATGTAGATAAAGCTATATCACTTATTGAAGGTTACGACCGTTCGTTTTCCGATGTAAACAGTGAAATTGAACAGTTTCGTCTGGCTTATATGATCTTTAAAGGCGTTGATATAGATGATGATACTATCGAGAAGCTAAAACAAACAGGAGCTCTTGATGTAGGTGAAAATGGTGAGGCTTCTTTTTTAACTAAGGACCTTAATGACAACATCTTAGAACACCATCTCGACAGATTAGAAAAGAATATATGCCGTTTCACAAAGCATGTGAACCTTTCTGATGAATCATTTGGTGGTAACCTTACTGGTGTTGCTATTCGTTATAAATTATTAGCTTTAGAAACGAAATCAGGAACGCTAGAAATGAAGTTTACTAAGTCACTGCGCCAACAATTCAAGTTATTGTTTGACGCTTGGAACTTACGCTCAAATAAAGGAGAGCTAGACTACCTTTGTATGACGTTCCAATTCACGCGAAACCTTCCAGCTAACTTAGCTGATGAAGCTGATGTGCAGTCTAAACTCCAAGGTTTAGTAAGCGAAGAAACACGATTATCTATGTTATCTGTTGTTTCTGATCCGAAAGCGGAGATACAGAAGATGCAGGAAGAAGAGGCTGATTCCATGAATCTCGACAAGGTAGGTGAGCCTAATGGAATGGGACAAGAAGCAGAAACACCTCCAAAAGATAGAGGACAAACTGGAAAAGGCAATTCTCTACCTGTATAAACATGCTTTAGAAGAAGTCAGAGGAATACTGGCTTTTTATTATGCCAAATATGCCGTAAATGAGCAGTTGAGTATGCAGGAAATGCGCTGATTCAATCGATATAAGAGCATGCAAAGTGAACTGCAACACGTTATTAATGAAATAACATATGAGAAAAAGAAAACTCTCAATGAAACGCTCTCCAATCAGTATGGAGAGTCTTTTTATTATACGAGTTATCTTATCGAGAAAGAAGTCGGCGTGGCTCTTTCGTATGGTCTTCTTGACCCGAACGTCATTAAACGAGCGATACAAATGCCAATCGATAAAATGACACTCAATCAAAGGTTAAGTACACATCGAGTACAGATAGTTAACCGAATACGCAGAGAGTTATCTATCGGTCTTAGAAAAGGCGAAGGATATGCAACAATGGCAAATCGGATTAAGCCGATACTTGATGGTGATGCGAAGAAAGCCCAAATGGTCGCTTGGACAGAAAGTGCTAGGGTGCAAAACTTAGGTACTTATGACAGTGCTTCTCACGCTTTTGATGAAGGTGTATCAATGAAGAAGATTTGGATTTCTACATTAGATAAACGTACGCGTCCTACTCACCAAGCAGCAGATCATCAAAAAGTACCGTTTAAAGGATTATTTAAAGTCGGTGGTTATAGTTGCGAATATCCACATGATAGTAATTTACCTGCTAAAGAAGTTGTACGATGCCGCTGTACTTTCATTACTGAGGTAGCGGATGTTAGCTCATTCATTGAGAGAAGGGCCAGAAACCCAACTACAGGTAAGAATGAGGTGATTAGCGCAGTTAGTTACGAGGAATGGAAAGACTCTCTTGAATAATAAAACACACGAGGGCTTATAAAATACGAACTAAATAGGGTGTATTCATAGGAACTCAGAGGAGGAATAATAATGAAACAATTACAAAAGCAAGCGGAAGTACAGTTTTTAAAAGAAAGAGAACTAACAAGGTTACCGTTTCGTTTATCAAATCTGCAATTCTTTTCTGATCCTGCAATACCTGCAGATGAGACACTACAGAATGAACAAACATCACCTGCGGATGATATAAAAGATTCACTAGTTGAAGAGCAAAAAGAACCGCCAGTTGGTGAACAAAAAGAACCGAAATTAGATGATGCAACAAAAACATTTATTGAGAAGATGGTACAATCAGCGGAAGATAGAGTGCGCTCTAAATATTCGAAAGAACTGAATGCAACAAAAAAGGAATTAGAGAACTATAAAACCGCTTCTATGACTGCACAAGAGAAAGCTGAATATGAGATGAAGCAACTTCAGGAACAACTAGAAGAGCGAGAAAGAGTACTTCATCAGAAAGAAATGCAGAGTGTTGCATCAGATGGTTTATCAGCGGTTGGATTGGATCTTAAATTTGTAGATTTTGTTATTGGTTCAGATGTAGAAGATACAAAAGTTAGGGTGTCAAAGTTTAATGATTTATTCTCTACTGCATTAGAAGTAAAAGTGGCTGAAAAGTTTAAAGCTGCTGGCCGAGAAATCCATGTTAGTGGCGGAACTGGAGGGGGATTTACGAGAGAACAAGTAAATTCAATGAGTCAAGCCGAAATTAATGCGAACTGGGCACAAATTCAGAAGGATATGCGCAATTGGGGTAAGTAGCACTAGGAAAGTTAAGTGATTTGAATGGTACAGTCAAAAAAATATAAAACGAACAAAAGAGATTGCTATTTTAGTGATCTCTTTTGTTATGGAAAAACATTAAGGAGGAATTAATATATGTCAGTATCAACTTTTATTCCAACAATTTGGGAAGCGCGCTTGATGGCGAACTTTCACAAGCGTTCTATTGCGGATTTAATTACAACAACGCCAACGAAAATCGAAGGTAATAAGATTATCTTTAATCGTGTAGGCGCAGTAAATGTAAAAGATTATAATGGTACAATCGAATGGGATGATACCAACCCTTCTAAAGTAGAAATTAATATGGATCAACAAAAGTATTTTGCTTTCAAAGTTGATGATGTAGATGCAGTTCAGGCTGCTGGAGATTTAATCGACCCACATACACAAGAGGCAGGAGCGGTACTTCAGGAAACCGTTGATACATTTGTATTAGGGCTTTATAAAGGCGCTCATAAAACTCATACAATTGGGAGTGACTCTAGTCCAATTGAGTTATCACCTAAAAATGCATATGATTACATTGTAGACTTAAATACGATTTTAAATATTAAAAAGGTTCCTAAAACTGAACGATTCACAATCATCAATTCTCAGGTTTTAGGTTTATTATCTAAAGATGATCGCTTTACTAAGCAACCTGTTGTTTTAGAAAATGGTATTGTTGAAGGACAGATTATTAATGGATCACAAATCGTTGTGTCAGAAGAAATTCACGGTACTGGTGGTAAGTATAAAATTTTAGGTCTTCATAAGTCTGCCATTGGATACGGGACACAGTTAACTGAAACAGAGGCACAACGTCTGCAAAATTCCTTTGCAGATGGTATTCGTGGTCTTATGGTTTATGGTGGAGATATCCTTCGTCAAGAGTCAATAGCAGTACTCACAGCTACAGTTACACCAATTACTCCGGAAAAACCAGGTGGAGGGGCTTAATAAGCCTTCTCCATTTTTTTCTTTTACGTAAGTAGGTGATGAAATGGATATGAAAATAGAAATTTTAAAGCGTGTACAAATAAAGCTGCCTAATGAAAAACCTGAAAATCTATTAGTGGATATTGAAGATACAATGCTTATGGTTGCTGAGTATACGAATAGAAAAATACCTGAGTTTCCTCCTGCTTATCCTGGTATTATTTCCAAAATGGTGATTCATCAGTATAAGGAACAGGAGAGAGAAGGGAAGAAAAGTGAATCGTTAGGTACCTACTCTGTTACTTATGATGATATTGGAGATTACCCTGCAAGTATTACGAAAGGGCTGAAAGTGAGGTTACGTGTCTTATGATTCAATCAATGATTCGTAAGTTTGGTAAAGATGCTGCAGTACTTCGTAATGATGGTTCTGATGATGGACCATATCCTACAGAAGAATGGAGAGTAATAAACACTGTAAAAGGTGTACTAGATGCCATTCAAGGAACAAAGGACGCCCGTAATAAGAAAGTAGAGGAGAAAAGCACGCATTTCTTTTATTGCTTACCATTCGATGTAACTATTCAAGATAGATTAGTTATTGATAAGAAGGTATACAGTGTTACTTATCCCGGTGATCCAATGAATGCAGGTAGATTTTTTCAAATAGAATTGGAGATGTTGCCTTATGAGCATGAAATTCCAATCAAATAGAGCCGCAGTAATGGCAAGGCATTTAGCTGCAAAGAAAGCGGCACATACTGCTGTCGGTCAATTTGTTAGTTCTAAAGCTAAATTACTAGCTCCTGTCGATACTAGTAATTTAAGGAACAGTATTAGTTCTAAAGCAGAACTAGAAAAAGTTGTTATTGGTACAAACGCCGATTATGGAATATACGTCGAGAAGGGCACAGGAATCTATGCTGTTGATGGCGACGGAAGAAAAACTCCATGGATGTACAGAGACCCAAAAACAGGGAAAATGGTTAAAACGCAAGGACAGCATGCTCAACCATTCCTTAGACCTGCAGCGGAGAATAATAAACCGATGATTACGCAAGCTGCAACACGAACCTATTCGTCATTAATGAGGTAGATACCATGAATGACTTTATAAATACATTACACAGTGAATTGAAAAAGATTCATAAAGACACGTACTATGAACTTGCTAAAACAACGTCTGAAATGCCTTATCTGGTATACACGGTAAATGATGACAAAGAACCATGGGGACGAAAGAATATCATGCTTACAATTGATATTTACGGCACTTCCGCTCATCTTAGTAAAATAGATGAACTGATTATGAAGCTAGAAAACAATCTTCATAGAAAAAGGTTAAGCAGCGCTGAATTTGGTGCTGCTATTTCTTATCTTTCGAGTCAGAAAGTACCTGATCCAGACCCGAATATTAGACGTAAAGAAGTGCGATTCATTTTACGAACTTATTTTAAACAATAGAAAGGGTTGATTATATGGCAGCTCCACAACCAAAACCAGAGAATGTCCTCTTCGGAGATTGGGGTGCATTCTTCTTTAATTATGGAGAAAAAGACGAACTTCCTGTAGGCGCTACACAAGGCGGTGGCTCATTTAAATACGAACCAGAGTTTAAAGAAATTGAATATGATGGTTCTCCAGGTGACACTATGGGGATGAAACGTATTACAAAATCAAAAACTCAAATTAGTTTTAAGACACTTGAATTTTTGGATAAAGAAAAAATCAAAAACTTTATTGCTGGTTTAAAAGTATCGGAAGAGACTGTTACAAAAGACGGAAAAACAATTAAGTACGACGTGATTGAAGCTACAGAACGTCTAACAAAAGATAGCTATCTTAAAAACGTAGCATGGGTTGGCGAAACTTTAGGTGGAGATATCGTTGAAATTATCGTATATAACGCATTATCTGACGGTTCATTAGAACTAGGATTTGAAAACGAAAGTGAAGTTGTTCCAGAAGTGACATTCACAGGACATCGTGATCCAGAAAACATTCGAAAAGTACCATGGAAAAAACGTATTTTAACAGCGACAGAAGCAGCTAAATTAATACCAGCAGGTTAAAGAGTAGGGGAAATCCCTACTCTTTTTATTTTAAGGAGGAATAAATGTGACTATTGCAATTAAAGAAAAAGAATACAAAGTGAGACAAATTCATGGCGGAGATTTATTTTCTGTAGTTCGTATTTTGAAGAAATCGAAATTTAAGGTTGATATTAACTTACTTAAAGATTTAATGACGGGCGTACGAAATAAAGAAGGCGCAACTCAAGCTGATGTATTAGCTGCACAAGAGACTTTCGGGTATGACATTATCATGAAGTTTATCTTCGGATTAGAAGAAGCAGAACAGGAATTTTTCGAGTTTGTAGCCGGACTTTTAGTTCATGAAGAGGAAGGTGGCAAAAAAACATCACCAGGTTGGGAAACGATTCGAACTTTAAATCTAGAAGAGTTGGTTCGATTATTTATTGCAATTAAAGATTCAGAAGTTGGGCTGGTTAAGCTTTTTTCCAATGCGGTGAAATTAATGAAATAGATTTTATTGATACATTAGCTTCTCGCTATCCAAATATGGAGTACATACGCAGTTTGGACGCTGAGATAGTTATTAATCTGTATCTCACCGCAAAGAAAAAAGAAATGGACCGCATGTTATGGGAGGAATGGTGTGCCTTACAACCGTACTGCGATGAAACATTCCCTCAATTTAAACATAAGCGCGAAAATCCAACGCAAGAACAGGTAAAACAATACAACGATTCAATTGAACAAACGCCAAAACAGAAACTCACAAAAGAAGAAGTGTTTGCTCGTGTTGCTAAAATCCGCGGAAAGGCGGGTGAATAAATGGAATTATTTAAGATGTTTGGGTCAATTTTCTTAAAGGATGATCAGTTACAAAGAGGATTGGCTAATGCAGAAAGAAGCGGGCAAAGGACCACAGGTATCTTAGGTCGTGGATTTGGTCTAGCTGGACAAGCCGCAACTGGATTAGGTTCTTCTGTAGGCGGTGCTGCTTTGGCTCTTGGAGGAATAGCTGGTTTAGCTATTGGTGTAGGCGCTGCGTTCTCGGGAACTATTAAAGAAGGAATGGGATTCGAGAAGCAAATGAGTAAAGTTGAAGCTCTTACTGGTTCATCTTCTGTTGCAATGGGAGATTTAACAGGAAAAGCTCGCGAATTAGGGGCAAGTACACGTTATTCTGCCACTGAGGTTGCTGAGGGAATGGAGTACATGGCATTAGCCGGCTGGAATGCTAATCAGCAGATTGCTGCCATCGGTCCATTGCTTTCTATGGCTACAGCCGGAAATATGGATCTTGGCCGCGCAACCGATATTGTAACGGATACGATGCAAGGCTTTGCTATGGGTGCTAATGAAGCTGGTAAAGCAGCTGACCAATTTGCAGTTATCCAAGCTAGTACAAATACAAATATCAGTCAATTAGGGGAAGCGATGAAATATGTCGCACCAGTAGCTCACGCATTCGGTATGGATTTAGCGGAAACAAACGTCGTCCTTGGTGAATTCGCTAACGCTGGTACGAAAGGTTCTATGGCTGGTACAGCGTTACGCGCAGGTTTATCACGTTTAGCGAAACCTCCTAAAGATGCTGCTAAAGCACTAGATGGACTTGGTATTTCGACTACAAATGCAGATGGTTCTATGAGAAAGATTCGTGACATTGTAGAGGATATGCATGTTAAGTTTGGAAATCTATCTCAATCCCAAAAAATCGCTGCAGCACAATCTATTTTTGGACAAGAAGCCTTTTCGGCGTGGTTACCTGTAATCGATGCTGGTGGTAAAGGTTTCGATGAATTGAAAATGTTAATGGACAATTCTAGTGGCGCGGCTGATCGTATGGCTAAAGTTATGTCGAATAACTTAGAAGGCGCTACAAAAAACATGACATCATCTTTAAGTAATTTAGGGCTTGTTTTGTTCGATAAGATTAACCCTGGTCTTATGTCAGCTACAAACGGAACTACGGGTCTTATAGATGGTATTTCTAGAATGCTAGATCCAACAGGACAAGCTGTTGAGGCAACAAAAGCATTGGCTACAGAAAGAACTCGTCATGCACAAGTAGAAGCCGTTGCTCAAATGATGTATGAAAAAGGAGCTATCTCTGAAACAGAGCGTAACAAAAGAATAGAGGACTCTAGCAAACTTTTATCTGAGAATTTAACAGCTAAGGGAATGTTAGCAACAAAAGAACAAGAATTAGCTGCTGATGTAGAAGCTGGAAAGTTGAAACAAGAAGAAGCGAATAAAATTCTTGAAGAATCTGAGTTGATATACAAAAATCGAGAAAAAGCTATCAATGCAGCGCAAGAAAAAGAGAAGAAGTGGCAATCAATATCCGATATGGTTATTACGCCTATTCAAAATATGGGAAAAGCACTTCAGGACTTTTGGTTAGCCGCTGCTGGTGATAGGAACGCGTTGGTTGATGGTTATGACATACTTACTAAACTAGGATTCTCAGCTAACGCTATCCAGTTTGTGCAAGATACTGTAGCTGCTGTGCAGTATGGGATAGAAACTATGAAAGCACTAGTATCTGGTGATTGGGGGGCTGCTAGTAATTTATTGGATAAGTTAGGGTTTTCTCCAGAACAAAAAGCGGATATTATCATGTTCGTTCAGGATGTACATGCCCAATTAAGTAGTTTTATAGAAAATGTACAATCCTTGATAGCAGCGCAAGCACCAGTAATTATGGGAATAATCGGCGCTACTTGGGATTTTATTAAAGGTGTATTTAATACAATAGCTCCTTACTTAATGCCTTTATTAACAGATGTAATGTCATTTGTGAACGGGATTATAGAAAAGATTACGGCGTTTTGGAAAGAAAACGGGGATCAGATTGTCCAAGCTGTAAAAAATGCATTTGATCTTATAAAGGGCATTATTGAATTTGTAATGCCTGTTGTTCTATTCATAATTGAAGATGTATGGGGAAACATAAAAGGCGTTATAAATGGGGCCTTAGATATCATCTTAGGGACAATTAAACTATTTTCTTCCTTGCTGACTGGCGATTGGACCGGCGTATGGGATGCCGTTAAACAGATTTTATCAGGAGCATGGGAATTCATTTGGAATTTCATTCAAATATGGGGAGTTGGAAAGGTACTTGGCATCATTGGCAAAATAGGCAGCAAAATGAAGGGACTGTTTGGAGAAGCTTGGGAAGGTGTAAAGAAAGTATTTTCTGACATGTTCGAGGGTATTTTTAAAAGCTCAGGAGACACCCTTACAGTGATAAAAGAAGTATTCGGAAAAGTGAAAGATGCAATCGCAACCCCATTTAAAAACGCTTGGGAAGGTGTTATGGAGTGGATTGATAAAATCAGAAAAGGCGTATCGAATATGTTTAGCGGTGTGCATATACCTGTTCCGAAAATTAGTGTGAACGGTTCGTTAAACCCTGTTAATTGGGCGAGCGAAGGCCTACCATCTTTTGATGTTAAGTGGGCTGCAAACGGCGCTTTAATTAAACCTGGTAACCCTACATTAATTGGTGTAGGTGACGCGAGAGGATATGACGAAACAGTTTTACCTTTACGCAAACAAACGTTTGACACGATTGCTAACGGAATAATAGGGTCGCTACCATTTACTCAACAAGCTGGAGCACAACAATATGCATCACAAGGCCCGACTATTTTGCAAGTTAATTTAAACGGCAGAGAAATAGCCAAGGAAATCTACTCAGATGTTAGCAAGTTTCAAGAAAACGAGAAAGAAAGATTGAAAGTTTTTTAGGTAGGTGATGATATGACTGGAATTAGTTTCTTTAGTTTTAACGGGAAAAGGAATCCAAATGTAATTCCACTGCAGGGTAAAAAGCGCCCTGCATGGGCTCCTTTGGATCGTATGTTTCTTGAAGTCCCGCATTATCCAGGAGGGAGATTACTACGCACACAAACTAAAATGAGAAAGATTTTAGTTCCTATTGCACTATTATATGATTCAGCTGAAGAAGCTGAAAAACTAAAAGAAGAAATAGCAGATTGGCTCGTTACGGATCAACCGTGCGAGCTTATTTTTGATGATGAAAAGGATCGTACGTTTTTAGCTGTCGTAGATGAAACTTTAGATTTAGACCAGTTAGTTGATCTAGGTGAAGGTACTTTAACTTTCATTTGTCCAATGCCATATAAGTTAGGAAAAGAGCAAACGGTTGACTTTAAAAAAGACGTTAGTGGGTTAATTGCTAATGTCCAAAATAAAGGAACTGTTCATTCTAATCCTATCATTGAAATTGATATTACAAAGCCAAATACTTTTTTAGATGTATGGTTCGGCGGGGTATCTTTAAGTGATCGAGATTATTTTCGTATCGGTATGCCGTTAAAAACTGTGGAAACACCTGTAGAAAGAAATCAAAGGCTTATATGGGATGAAATGGCTACCACTGTAGGGTGGAGTAAAGTCAGTTCAATGGAAGATGGCAATCCAATTGGTGAAATGAAGTCAGATAAATACCAATTCTATTGTTCTGATTTTGGTACTGCGGTTAAAGGGTGGCACGGAGCAGCTGTTAAAAAGAGTATCCCTGGCGGTCCAGTACAAGACTTTATTATGCAAGCCTACGTTACATGTAAGAGTAATAAAATTAATGAAATGGGACGAGTTGAGATAGCGATACTGGATGAAAATAGCAAGGTACTTTCAAAAATTGCTATGAATGATCTCTTTTGGCAAGCTGAACAAAATTTCGGGACAATGGTAATTGGATATGACAATAAGCCAGGGAAAACAGGTTTAATTTATGAGAGTGGCGATTATCCGAATACATGGAATCAGTATTTTGGCCGATTGTGGATAGCTAGGACAGGAAATGTATGGGAAGCGTATATTTCAAAATTCCTTCCAGGTACAGAAAAAGATGATTCAGAACGATTTGCACATTGGACGGATGAAAAAAACTATCATATGGAAAAAGCAGCACAAATTCAGATTAGCATCATGCAGTTTCAAGACGTTCCACCAGTAGAAGCAATGTCAGTTAGTGATTTGAAGTTTTGGAAAGTGAATTTAAATACAAAAAACACACCGCCTTATATAGTAGATGTTGGTGATAAAGTCGTGATCGACACAGAAAATAGTCATGTAACAATTGAAGGAAAGAATGCGATTAACATTAAGGACATTTTCAGTAATTTCCCTGTTATCAATAGAGGCACTAATAAACTTGAGATCATGCCTTCTGATATCGGGACAGCAAGGGTCAAATATAGGGAGCGATTCAGATGAGAACACCAAGCGGAATACTTCATGTTGTTGATTTCAAAACAGATCAGATTATATCAGCTATTCAACCAAAGGACTACTGGGCTGATAATCGTCATTGGGAAATCAAAAATAATATTGATACTTTAGAATTCAAAACTTTTGACGGCACTCCACATGCAGTTACATTACAGCAGCAGAACTTAGTTTTAAAGGAAGTGCGTGATGGTCGCATTGTTCCATATGTTATCAATAATGAAGTAGAAAAAGAATCTGATGATAGATCGCTCACTGTACATGCTTCTGGTGCCTGGGTTCAAATAGCCAAAGATGGGATTATTAAACCTCAACGTATAGAGAGCGAAACAGTTAATACGTTTATCGATATCGCTCTTGCCGATTCAAAATGGCAACGTGGAATAACGGATTATTCTTCATTCCACACGATGACTATTGATGAATTCATCGATCCCCTCACTTTTTTAAAGAAAATTGCGGCTTTGTTTGAGTTGGAAATACAATATCGCGTTGAAGTATCTGGTTCTCAAATTACTGGATGGTACGTTGATATGATAAAGAAACGAGGAAGAGAAACAGGGAAGGAAGTAACTCTGGGAAAAGACTTAGTAGGCGTTAGACGTATTGAACATTCCAGAGATATTTGTACGGCCTTAGTCGGATTTGTACGGGGCGAAGGTGATAAACTTATCACAATTGAGAGCATCAATAACGGACTTCTTTATATTACAGATAGTGATGCCTTTCAACGCTGGAATGCGCATGGTAAACATAAATTTGGTTTCTACACTCCAGAAACAGAAGACCAAAATATGACATCACAACGATTACTGACTTTGATGAAGACGGAATTAAAGAAGCGTGTCAATACTTCCGTGTCTTATGAAGTAGAAGCACAATCGATTGGACGTATTTTCGGACTAGCACATGAACTAATTAACGAAGGCGATACGATCCGAATCAAAGATACAGGATTCACACCTAAGTTATACCTTGAAGCACGTGTAATTGCTGGTGATGAATCTTTTACGGATCCTGCACAAGATAAATATGTGTTTGGTGATTATCGCGAAATTACTGATCCAAATGAAGAACTACGAAAAATATATAATCGTATTCTTAGTTCACTAGGAAGTAAGCAAGAACTGATAGATCAGTTAGATAAATTAGTGAAAGATGCAAATGAAACAGCTAGTGATGCTAAGAAAGAATCCGAAGCAGCGAAAACATTGGCTGAAAAAGTGCAAGAGAATCTTAAAAATAACACGGTAGACATCATTGAAGCTAAGAATCCACCGACAACAGGACTTAAACCTTATAAAACACTTTGGCGTGATATTAGTAATGGAAAGCCTGGTATTTTAAAAATATGGACAGGTGCAGCTTGGGAATCGGTTGTTCCTGATGTGGAATCAGTTAAGAAAGAAACACTTGATCAGGTGAATAAAGATATTGAGTCCACCAAAATGGAGTTAAATCAAAAGGTTCAAGAAGCACAAAATCAAGCTACAGAACAATTCAACGAAGTACAGGAAGGGTTACAGGGTGTCAGTCGTACAATTTCTAATATCGAAAATAAACAAGGTGAAATCGATAAGAAAGTAACTAAGTTTGAACAAGATTCTAGTGGATTTAAAACTTCTATTGAATCGTTAACAAAAAAAGATAATGATATCAGCAATAAATTAAATACAGTTGAGCAAACTGTAGAAGGTACAAAGAAGACTATTTCGGAAGTACAGCAAACAACAAGTGAGCTTAAAAAAACAACTACTGAAATAGAAGAAAAAGCCGGGAAAATCAGTGAGAAGTTGACGAGTGTAGAAACAAAGGTTAATAGTGATAAAGCTGGTGGACGTAACCTTTTATTAAAATCAAATGTTAAATATGAAAAAACAGACTATCTAATCAATCAATATTCTCTAACTGAAAATTTCTTTGCAGGTGAGGAATATACCTTTGTAATTAAAGGGAATGTCCCACAAGGGCAGAAATTTGGAATTTGGCAGAATGGTGGGTCTAGCAATGTTGGATATGCAACAAGTGTTTACGCGAATGGAATAACGTATGTAACCTTCAAAGCAGTTGCAACTACAAGTGGAAATGAACGAAAGTTAAGCTTATATAACTATCCGAGTGGTACTACGAAATCTATTGTGGAATGGGTTGCCTTGTATAAAGGGAATAAGCCGCAAGATTGGACAGCGCCGCCTGAAGAACAGGTAACTACGGATGAGTTTACTCAGAAAACAACTGAAATTGCAAAAAGCGTGGATGGAATTAAAGAAACAATTACAAGAGTAGAAAACAATCAAAGTGGATTTGATAAGCGTGTTGCTACTGTAGAAAAAGATGCAACTACCATTAAACAAAATGTCTCTTTAATACAAAATACGCAGACAGAACAAGGAAGACAATTACAAGAGGCGAAAGCTGGATGGGAAAATACTGCGAAAGCACTTGAAGGTAAAGTTGAACTTAAACAAGTAGAAGATTATGTTGCTGGATTTAAGATTCCAGAGTTGAAGCAAACAGTTAATCAGAATAAACAAGATTTGTTGGGCGAACTAGCTAACAAACTTGCAACTGAACAATTTAACCAGAAGATGACTTTAATTGATAACCGTTTCACTATCAATGAACTGGGTATCAATGCTGCAGCAAAAAAGACAGAGGTATATACAATAGAGCAAGCAAATGGACAATTTGCAAAAGATTCTTATGTAAGAGATATGGAAACCCGTCTTCAGTTAACTGAAAAGGGCGTTAGTATATCTGTAAAAGAAAATGATGTAATTGCAGCATTTAATATGAGTAAAGAAAACATTACTTTGAATGCGAACAGGATTAACTTAGTAGGTTTTATTACAGCAAATCATATTAAAGGACAAGTTTTAGAAGGTGTAACACTTAAAACGAGTGGAAATAGATTTGTTGAAATAAATAAGCAAGACATGAAGATTTTCGACTTAGATAGACCACGTGGCTATATGGGATTTATGGAAACAACTGATGGCAGTATTCAGCCTTCACTTGTTCTTGGTTCTGATAATAGGAAGTTTGCTGGTACAGGATCGTTTTATATTTATCAAGTCCTGCCACGAATTAATGGAGTCGAACAACCTTCTAAAGCGTGGGCAACATTTGGAGTTTCAAAAGGAGAAACTGCAGAAGGTACTAATAGATGGTCATCATATATTAATATGCAAAATGATGGTGGTCATCTGAGCGCATATGCAGATGGGCAATTTCGTTTTAAAAACTTGAATGATATTATCTTCGAATCTGAAGGATGGGCTCCAGGAGCGGGTTATTTTTTTGTAACTACAACTGAACCGCATGTTTTTACAAATAACTGGGGGCAGTTTACTTTCAAAAGAAAAGGCAGTGACTATAAAATACATTTCGTAAACGGCGCCAACGATCATGATTTAATCCTAGGGAATGCAATGATAAGATCAAGCATTGTGCAAGGTTATAACAATGGCTTGCAGATTAAAGATATGATGGGTCAGGGATGGAAAGATATAGAATTAAGAACACTACGAGCTAAAGAAAATATATCTGCTACAGGGCGTATGTGGGCGCAAGAATTTATCCCTAATTCTTCTCGTACGCTTAAAACGGACATAGAAGACCTTCCATTCTCTGCTTTAGATAAAATCAACTCTGTAAACATCAAACAGTATCACTTTATAAGAGATGTTGAACGCTTCGAGTCAGGGGAGTCTATTATACTTCCAATTAATTACGGTATGATTGCGGAGGACTCTGACGATGTATTCACCACACCAGAGAAAGACGCTGTAACACTTTATAGCTCGGTTGCAATTTCTATTCAAGCAATACAAGAAGAAGACTTTAAAGTTAAAAATCTTCAATTTGACCACGGTATGTTGAAGCAGGAAGTTGACACTCTTAAAGAACAACTTGAAGCAGAAAAACTTGAGAAAGTTTCAATGAAAGCTGAAATTGATGAATTAAAGGTATTAGTACAACAATTAATAAATGAGAAACCAGAGCAGCCATAAGCTGTTTTTTTATTTTGTATAAAATACGACTTTTACAACAAACCAAAGCGTGCAGAAGCAGGCTTTTTATTTTTAGAAAAGGAGTGAAAAGATGGATCGTATTGATGTATTACTGAAAACATTTATAGCTACGTTTGGTGGCTTCTGTGGGTATTTCTTGGGAGGATGGGATGCAACATTGAAAGTCTTAGTGACGATGGCGGTTATTGATTATTTAACTGGCATGATTGCAGCAGGTTATAACGGAGAATTAAAAAGCAAAGTTGGTTTCAAAGGCATCGCCAAAAAGGTGGTGCTTTTTATTTTGGTCGGTGCGGCCGCCCAGCTCGATACAGTACTTGGAAGTAACAATGCAATTCGTGAAGCGACAATCTTCTTTTTCATGGGGAATGAATTGCTTTCACTTTTAGAAAACGCTGGACGAATGGGTATCCCACTCCCACAACCATTAACAAATGCAGTTGAAATTTTAGGTAGCAAACAAAAACAAGAAGAGAAAAAAGGAGAGGTAAAGTAATGGAGATCAAACAAATGTTAGTACCAAAAAGTCGATACGATGCCCTATGCCCGTATGAAATGAATCCAACCGAGATTACATTCCACAATACGTATAACGATGCTCCAGCTATAAATGAGCGAAATAACGTTGCTAATAATAGTACTGGAACATCTTTTCATATCGCTGTGGATGACAAAGAAGCTATTCAGTTAATTCCTTTTAACAGAAACGCATGGCATGCTGGTGATGGTGCTAATGGAAGAGGGAATCGTAATAGTATTGGGGTTGAAATTTGCTATTCTATGTCCGGTGGAGAAAGATATCGTAAAGCTGAATTGAACGCAGTTGAAGTTATTGCTCAATTAATGATTCAGTTTGATATACCAATTAGTAAAGTTAAGACTCATCAAGAGAGAAATGGTAAGTACTGTCCACACCGAATGTTAGATGAAGGACGTGTTCAGTGGTTTAAAAATCAATGTGAAAATAGATCATCTAGCATTAAGAATTTAAATAAATTACAAGATACAGGAAAGGTGGAAATTATAGTGAATAAATTTAATAAAGTTGTTACGTATGAATTTGGGACAGCGTTAGTGCCTACTGTTGTGCAAATGATGGATGCATTAGGATATGAATCTCGTATTGTTTCTATAGGTAATAAACAAGGTTTGGTTCGATTTGAGACAGATTACCGTCAAGGAAATGAACTAGATCGAGCAACAGCATGGTTAGATGCTAGAGGTCTTAAGTACTTCTATACAAAAGAATAGTTTTAATGAACAAAAACAAGAGCCGCCTATTGGGCGGCTTTTTTAATTTATACTCACTAGCTCATCAAACTTAAACTCAGTATTCAAACCAAATGCATCCGTACAATACACGGTTTTTAACATCGGTTCAATATGTAATACATTTATGTACATGTTGTGCACTATTCCATCACGATAGTATGAAATAGATCTTTCCTCTTTACTTTGCATCGAATGAATAAGACTTCGTTCAATCTGCTCCTGCATATCTTCAGAAATTATTGGTTTTGGTATTTTACTTAGGTCATTAAGTATTTCTCTAATTCCCGCGAACTGTTCCGGCATACTGGCAAACGGCTGCCATTTTACCATGCCCCTCCCGCGTAATTTAGGTGTTCCCCAGTTCTGATTTTCCATGATGATCCCCCGATTCGTGTAATTTATGTTAATTATACACGAACATGCGTTCTTTTTAAATTGCTTTTTCTGACTCGTTGTTCTCCTCTAATATCTTATTTAAAAATTCTATTCGTCGTTGGATAAATTCAATTTCGCTTCGGCGAGCGGCATTATATCCTTTAAAATGACCTTTTGCATATCCATCAGCAGCTTTTATTTCATTTTCAAAATCATTAATGCTATCTGTTAAGAATTGAATGCGTTCATTCATTATTTCTATGAAATATTCAACAGACTTTCTCTCCATACCCATACAGCTCCTTTTTTACTAAATTACAATATTGTTTTACATATCCCAGAAATCATCAGCTTTAATCCTTGGATCTAATTCGCGGAGAACCTTTAATATCTTTTGCATGGTCTTCCTTGTTGGCGATCTGTCAGGATTATTAGCTAAATCACCTACTGTATTTCTTCCGAGGCCGGATTTTCTAATTAACCATTCTTGCTCAATGCCATGCTTATCTAAATACTTCCCAAACTTTGTGCGTTTTTTTCCAAGACCCCACACAACATTCACTCCTTTAGTTATCTGTTGTCTTCAGTAATGTCCTAGTTTCACTAAAAATAAACCCCTAAAAATGGTGAATATTGAGCAAGCTGTATAGAATACCTTTTACCATACCAAACAAATTACGATTCCTAGTTCCAAATTAATAGCCTCTTAAAACTTCGTTTCACCTATTCTGAATAGAATTCGTTTGCAGAATACTGCTTCAGACATTGAAAGATTAGTATTTTCAATGATTCATAGCTATTATTCTCTCTTCTAATTAGCAGGAACTGTTTTTGCTAAAACATACATGAGGGGTGGTGCAGGTTTGTGATATTTGAGTTAGTAAGTTCAGCTGCAGTTGGTGGTGTAGTCTTTCTATCAAAAATGCATCAAAAAGGAGCAACGAATGATGCCTCTAAGATTCAAAGGATTTGTGCTAATTGCGGTTTAAAAGTAAAAGAAGGAAAAGAGACCAGAACTATACAGCTACTCCGTAAGACGAGGAATGAGTGGGGAGTTGAATATGCGTATAGGATTCCGCTTGGTCTTAGCTTCTCCGATTTTAAACAAAAGATACAACATTTAGAAGATGGATTAAACCACAAGAGCAAAGTTTATGATTTTAAACTACAAGACTTCAAATCTCTTCGACTGCGAAAAGATATCTTAAAACAAATACAAAACATCATAAGCAAGAAAAGACTCGTTAGAAAGGAAATTGAGCTGTCTTACGATGGGTTACTTAAAATACGAGTTTATGAGAAAGGAATTCCTGTTTTCGTGAAATTTGAAGAAGAGATGATGAAGCAATGTAGGGGATGGGAAGTCCCTATTGGTTATACAAGAGATGGATTGATAAAACACGACTTTGACCAGCTATCACATATGATCTCTGCCGGCATGACGGATATGGGGAAATCGAATGTATTAAAGCTTATTATTACTTCGCTAGTGCGCAACCAATCAGAAAATATAAAGCTATTCCTTATAGATTTGAAGGGTGGTCTCTCTTTCAACCGATACAGATTCCTAAATCAAGTCGAATCAATTGCGAAGAACCCAGAGGAAGCCATTGAGACTCTAAGGGAATTGCAAGATAAACTGAATGCTAGAAACGAATACTTACTAGAAAAAGGATACGAAGATATAAAAGAAGCCGGGGATCCAGTACGGTATTTTGTAATCGTAGATGAAGCAGCCGATATAGCGCCATATCAGGAGTGCCAGGACATTATTGTTGATATTGGTCGTCGTGGCAGGGCGGCTGGATTCCGTTTAATATATGCAACCCAATATCCGACGAATAGCGCTATGCCGTCACAACTGCGTCAAAATATTGGTGCTCGTGTTTGCTTTAGATTACAAACAGAGGCAGGGAGCCGTGCCGTATTAGATGAGGGCGGCGCAGAGGGTCTTCCAAATATAAAGGGAAGGGCTATATACCAAACAAACGAGAAAAAGGTCCTTCAGACGGTTTATATCGATAATAAGCAGATTGATAACATCATAAAGCCACACATCAACATTAGAGCGAGGAAGGAGCATGAAGATGCAAAAACTAGCACTAAAGGAAGCGAGAACCGAGTCCATACTCTTGAGCTTGAAGAAGTTGGGATTTTTAAGTAGGAAGCAAATCCAGGTACTTCATGATCTTGGTGGTGACAGGAATGCATCGCGTGTTATGAAAGGAATTGAAGAATATGTATCTAGCTTTAGGGACGGAGAGAAAGTTTATTATCTTAACAAGGAAGGGCGTGAACGTATCGGAAGTAAGAAGATACTCAAGCGTTCGAATCAATTTCGCCATTACATTATGAGGAATGACATCTACATCGCTTACGAATGCCCGAAAACGTGGAAACAGGAAGTTAAGATGAATGTGAAGGGTATCGTTTCCATAATTGCAGATGCACTATTCACGGATAATGGCCGTTATCACATTGTAGAGGTGGATCATGAGCAAAAGATGAGCGCGAATCGTATCAAGATGCAGAAGTATCGTAAATTAATTGAATGCAAAGTGTTTGAAAAGACACCTAAGTTTATTTGGTACACCACGACGGAATATCGCAGAAAACAACTCCAAAAGCTTTGTGAGGGATTGGATTGTAACATATTTACGGTTACTGATTTCCATTAAAAACAGGGGGATGGTCCATATGGCAACTGAGACAATGAGCATCAAAGATTTTATGGATGGTAACTATGGAGCGAAGAAAAAGTGGAGCTTGTTCAAAAAGAAAGCAAAAAAATACGCACCCGTGGCGGCGCGAATAAGTATTGTGATCGGTAGTGCTATTATATTCAGTCAAATTATAGATATTCCTCATGTTTTTGCTGATGGGAATAATCCGGATGTGAATGAAGTATTTAAAGATGTGCAATCCAACGATGGGGCAATAAAGAATTATATAGATGGCCAGTTATACAATCGTATTGTAAATGCATTCGAACCGGTTATTTTCTTGATTAAAGCAGTATCCTATCCGATTGCATCCGTTGTAGCGTTATGCGGTGGGTTGTTCATTATGGTTGGTAGCCAGGAACGAGGATTTAGCTTAATTTCAAGAGCAGGGATCGGCTATATAGTTGTTCAAATGATTCCATTGTTTATGCGATTGCTTGTTGAAATTGCTAAGGCTATTTAGTCCTACTTAATGTAGGACTTTTTCATATAATAATAACCATCTATCGTTATTATCAGACAACATATCTTAACTAAACATTTGCAATTAATAGTTTTATGTTTCTAAAATTGTAATATATTTACATAAATAAAAATCGAAAGTATGATGAGGGTGCAAGCTATAAAACTATTAAAGGGGGCTTTTTTATGTTAAAGAAACTGGCAATTGGATCATTAGCAACTGGGATTATGTTGTCTGGAGCTGGCGGTGTGATGGCAGCAGAAAACACACCATCTGCAATTAAAACAGAAGTTACAGATTTGCAAGCTTTAAGTACGGCGTATACTACTGTAAATGTTTATGGGAGCACTGTTGAATTTGCTGTAAAAGGTCTGGAGAATCCATTTACTTCTACGTTTTATGACAGAATCGCTTGGACAAACAGTTATGAGGAACCAAATAATTACAATACATTAGCTGTAGCGATTCCTCAAAGTGGTAATGGTTATTCAGCTTATGGATATGAATCATTAAATAATGTTAAGCAAAAAATTGGTTCTAATGGAGGAACAGTTTATGGTTTTGCTAAAGCAAATGATGGAAAATGGTATCGGGCTGGACAAGCAACAATTAAGTTTTAAGGTTTATTAGAGTAAAAAGGGGTCCTATTGGATTCCTTTTTTTACTTGCAGGAATTTCTTAACCGTCATGGAATACTGTCACTAGGAGGTGTTGTGACGTTATGACGGACGAAATTGTGTATTCTGCTAGCGACGTATACAAGCGACTAGGAATATCCGATAGCACCCTTAGAAAGTACATGGAAGTATTATCGCGCGAGGGATTCGCAGTAAAGAAAGATAATCGTGGCAGACGCCAATACACAGACAATGACATTATGGTGATTGAGAAGTTAATTGAATTGAGTAAGCATGACGGTATGACGTTAGAAAAGGCAGCCAAGATGATTGCGCAGCAAATAGAAAAAGTTAATCCGGATCTGATTCAAGAAGTGGCTGAGGAAACGGATTTAGTGCCATTCCACATTAAACAGCAACTACAGGAACAGTACAGCGTTATGGCGCAAGAAATGAATCAGAGTATGTTAGCCATGGAGAAGCGACTGAGTGAGCAGGCCAAGCAAAGTAACGAGGAAATCAAAGCGAGTATAGAATCGCATAACGAGCGAGTGGAAAAACGATTGGAAGCGCGAGATGAGACACTTATGAAGACGCTACGTGAGATGCAGGAAACGAAGAGAATGATGCAGGAATTTCGAGATGAGGTTGCTGCGGCGAAAGAGAAGAAAAAGCCGTGGTGGAAGTTCTGGTAAAGGATTTAGAATAAACTACGCAAAAGTAGAAAAGTATACATTTCTACTTTTCTACTTTGTTGGAAGATGTATTTATTATTATATTTTTAACATAAATGGGTATCGTCAGCATTTCGGAAAAACAACGCTAAGCAAAAAATAAGCTGTCCATATAGGCAGCTTATTTACATAATTATCGTTATTGGAAGTTAAAAATTCTTAGTTTCTTGCTTAATTAAAGCACTACATTAATCTAGAAATTCAAGTGATTTCAATTTTTCAATTATCATTGACTTATATTTGATGGCTTCATACTGTGAATTATCAATTTTTGTCTTTTTCATATTTAACATATCAAATATTTCTCTTTCAATATCTCTTCTTGCTTCTAAAACTTTAATTGTTCCGTCTATACCGTGATAGCCTTTCATTTTCCCATACCCTTGATTTGTATAATACTCAATAAATCCAGCAGACCATTCTTTTGCTCTTTCATTAAATACCTTTCTGAATGAGAATTCCAAATCATCTTGTTCTATATAAAACAATACTGGATTTAATTTCTCTATGATTTTCGCTAATTCATTAATATAACTTATAACTTTCTCTTTTTCTTCACCATATTTAACCATTCCGATTGTTAATGGATTTTGTATGAAGCAACATTCAAAAATATAAGTTTTATTTTCGTTGTTGGCTATTTCAACAAAATCCCTCCATTTTTCAGTTATTAATTCAATATTCCTCTCTAGCGGTAATTCATATATATCATTTTTGAAAATGGTATTTAATAAACTTTCAGGGAAATTAGAGCTGTATTCATTTTCAATTTTTTTATATGGCAATAAATAATTATTTCCTCGTTTCGTGACTCTATCACTAATTACTTCCCTAAAATCACCACTATTCACTAACAAACTTTCGAATTCACTTTTATCAAAACAAGATACCCCATCATAATCAGCAGGGTGGTCTGGATTCCCTTCAAGAAATAACTCAACGTCAATATTTTTTTCAATTAGAATATCGTAAAGCAAGCTTGCAGTGGTGGATTTCCCAAAGCCAGGAAGCCCTTCTACTATGATTAATTTTGTATTCAAAAAAATCTACACCTTTCTATGACAAAATAAAAGATTTTAAATTAAAAATAAATTGTCCACTGAACTCACCCTTGCCTCTTTTTCTAAATTTTACCATCTAAATAATGCGTTAGTAAAGAAGTTTTTCTTGTATACCATATACATACTCGGTTAACATAACGTCTCATTATCGGTAGCAGGGAAAAAGGCAGCCCCTTACTTTCAAAGGGAATCCGCCTTTTTTGTTCTATGGATCTATACAATTTTTTATACATTCCTATCATGGTGCGGTTTTCGGGTTCTCGTTTGTTACTGGATTACTCGAAAAATTGTATAAATTTATGTATACTCTTAGCGTTGTTTTTTTCTGAAATACTGAAGGTACCTCATAAAAAAGAAGTATCCCTAATTAGATTCAGGGATACTTCTTTTTATATTCCAGTCAATAATTTGAATTTCATTTTCTGCTCTGCAGTTAATTCTTTTTCTACATAATTATCTATAAGTAGATTGATGATTTCATGAGCGAATTTCTTGTTGGTAATTTTCATTAGTGCTTCAAGTTCTACTTTCGATTCATTAGAAACCTTAATACTTCCTTGTTGGTTTTTAAACTTCTTTTTCTCGGGCGCCTGTAATTTCTTGTCTGTGCTTAAATCTAAGTTGTCGGTAATAGGCGTAACTGTTACTACATATGAATTATTTTTATTTTCCACAGGTACCACTCCTATTTAAACTTTTCACGTGTTATTTCTTTTCCAGCATTTCATAAAGGTGCTTGTACATACCTTTATAACCTTCAGATTGTCTTGTTGTTAGTTTAGTATTTACATAACTTTCAAGAAGCATATCAATAATACTATTAATTGATGCTTTATCCATGCTTTCTTGTTCTTTTATAAATGGCTTAAGTGTATTTAGCTTTAATAAAACAGCAGGTGAAATTTTAGCCGTTTTAGATGGAACTAAACGTTGATCAGGCTTCTCAGGAGCTGTTACTTTCCCTTTATTGATAATAGGCTTAATAACTTGTTTTTTTACAGGCTCACTATTACGACCAAAATCGTTAGTTCCTTTTATCTGTACACCTTTGTCATTTAAAGTGTTTCCAGGTTTTGTGACTATAGGCTGAAATGGTGTTTTAGACATTCTGAACTTCCTCCTTAAGCGTTAATAGTAGCAAAATAGTTTTCATGTTCATTAAGTTCGCTAAGAACATCAATGAATAGCTGATGTGCTTTTTCATCCCACATATCAATGTTACCGCTAACGTTAACGTTTTTATGAATCCCTTCGATATCATACACTTTTAGGCGTTCTTGATATCTCACGATTGTATCTAGAACGTTTCCGCCATACATTTCCTGAGCTTGTTGTAATACTTTATTATCCACTCGTTTTCCCTGGTGTAACATCATTGGGATAATACCTAAAACTTGTAGGTCTGCATCATATGTTTCTGCTAAGAATTGCATATAAGCGATGTATGTTTGAGCACCTTCTAGAGATAACTCTTGTGTCTGTAAAACGATGATACAATAATCAGCTGCTATCATAGCATTATCTGAGTAGTCACTGATTGTTGGTGGTACATCAATGTAGATACGATCATATTTATCTTTTAATGGTTCTAGTAACTTCTTTAAATATGTAATTTGTGCAAGCTCATCCTCTGGGAACATATCAAAGAGGATTTTTGAAAGTTTTCTAAATGAAGTATTAGATGGAACGATATCCAAATTCTCGATAACTGGGATAATCTCATTCTCTAAATTTTGATTTAAAAATGCATCTGTAATAGACTTGTCTATTTGTTCAATGTCACCTGTTTTAGCAAGGACTCTGGTAGCATTACCCTGAGGATCCATATCCACTAACAGACACTTCTCATTAAATACAGTAGCTGCTTCATAAGCTAACATTGTAGCTGTTTTAGTTTTTCCAACTCCGCCTTTAAAGTTACCGATTACGTATGTAGTTGCTTGTCTAGTCATTTTCGACATTCCTCCATAAAACTCCGAATAAGTATACCTTTGAGTAAAATGTAACATCTACATACAATATTCGCAACAGTATACCAAAGAAAAGTTTATATTTTTTCAACAAATTTATCGAAAGAGTAGAAAAGTATACTTAAGCGTAAGATTTTTTAGTATACTTTTCTACTTTTCTACTCATACGTAGTTTAGAGAATGGGTAATTTCCAAGGTGTAAAAGTATACTTTTACACCTATGCGTAGTTTAGAGATTAGTTCACCATATACCGTTAATAAAGGGTTAATTTCAATTTTTAAGAAGGAATCAATTATAAATATGAGGTTATAAGTATACATTTCTACTTATGCGTAAGTTAGAAATAGTATACCAAATTTAAAAGTATGGTAGAAAAGTATACATTTCTACTTTTTCGTAGGTATACATTTACACTTATGCGTAGTTTTGAGTTGTCATTTCGCTGTTTACAAACAAAAAAGCTTGTTGTAACGTAGTACACAACAAGCAACATTCTACAAAACAAAACATAATTTGATATTTTACATAAACGAAGATCATGAAGATTGAACGAGATAATTAAAAACAATTGAATATGAACACAAAACAAAAAGCCACTCCCATATGCTAACGGCTACCAACCTTTAGCGGGAATGACTTGCTCTAGCAAGTGTACCACCACTTGACTAGAAATTAGCTGTATTCAACCACAGTGTTAACGTTTAAGAAGTGTACCACCACTAACCTTAAACAACTATGCCTTTTCACGAGGCTTCTTTGATATACCCATTTTATCTATTGTTTGACTAAAATTCAACTAGTAAATGCTAGAATTGTATTTTTTGTAGTCAAAAGATATATAGCGGGCATCTCTAAACCTAGAAGTCTTGTGGATCTACAGGCCATTTAGGAATTGGAGATGCCTTTTTGTTTTTTTGTTCGCGTGGAATTGCCTGATACCACGTAAATAAAAACTGATAAGCCGTAATTCCGTGCTGCTATACATATAGGAGGAACGTGTTACGTGCGTGGCTAGCTGTTGGTCGTGCAGGGGGTACAGAGTATGCGCCTACAAAAACAGCACCCCTCATTGGAATCCTGTTCTTCTGGTGAGGGAGGGCGAGAACTTGCCTAGGGACGAATCCCTAAAAGGTTCGGGTGGTTATCGTTAGCATTACGGTGCTAGGGAGTACATTCAGTTTGTCGTGTAGGGACGATATTACAAGGACAAGCCATAGGAAAAGGATGTATGCGGTGAAAATCGCTGAGTGAACAGGGTCTATACATACGGATACCTTATAAGTGACCGCATGGCGAAAACAAGACGCTTATCCATCTATTTTGATCGATTACTTTTTTGTGATCTTTCAAAGTAGGGGATAAATCTGTCTTCCAGCCGTATTCCATAATCGTTCCCACATGATAAAAGCCCTCAAGACCTTCAGTCAAGCTTAATTACGAAGAAAAGCAGAAAAATATGAGAGTGTTTAACTCATGGGGGAATGAATCACTAAGATAGAGGAATAAATAGAGGATTTACTACTTTTTTGGTTAGAGGATAAGGGGACGGATGGTAGAATAGGTTTTATTGCAAGATTTGGTTTTACACATCGGATATAGTACGTGAAATTTATAAGGTTAATTTCTTGTTTATAGAAATAAAGTATTATTTTACAATTGATTAGAAGGATAAAATTTAAGGGGAATATTTTATGACTAATAATCTTATAGAGAAGAATTGGATAGATGATTTTATTAAAACAGATGTATTTTCAGAGGCTTTAGGTATGGTATGGCGTAATGGTTATGAATCAGGAGATTATTTTCAATTCACTCATAAGTCACAAGTGATAGTAAAAAAGTTTGCTGATTTCTTTGGGAAAGAAACAAGATCAAGATATTGTGAAGATAAAGGGTATGTGGAATGGTATATGTCTATGAATAGTGACCATCCATTTATTACAAAGGTAAAAGAATTTGGTTGGACACCGATACGAGGAAAATCTAGGTTATTTCCTAAAGGTGAGTTTAATAAAAAAATATTCATTAAAAAATATGTTTTATTGAGGCATGAACTTGGCACGATAAAAGTTAAACGATCTGAAAATAAAATTTATGTTAGACCACGCTTTCGTATTCATGGGTCTGAAGATATCTTGGAGCATTTAAATAATTTTATGTTTGAAGAATTAGGTATTAAGAAGAAAAAATTACAAACTGACGGAAAAATACCAAAAGCAAAAATTTTATATTTTCAATCATACAAAGATATAGAGAGTATTTTGAAATATATTGGAGCTTCAGAGACATTAGAAACGTTGTATTCGTTCGATTTAGGATTTCATGATGCTGAAGAATTTAAGAAGACCGACCTAGGGAAATAAGCAGGTTTTTAGGAGGGGTATTACTATCTCATTGGACAAAAATTTAACATTTTATGATTATAAGAATAGTTTTCAACTTTTAATCTAATGTAAAATTAGTGAGACGTTTATTTTATATCAAAATGTTAATTAAAAAAGAGTTAGAAGTGATTATTTGAATAAATTAATATTATTGTCTTTATTGGCTACATTTTGTTTAAATATCGCAGGATGTTCTAATGATATAGCTATACCAAGGGATAATTCTAAACCCTCAATATCTAAGAAGGTTAAATGCATTAACAAAGCATGGTACAAAAAAACATATGTTATGTAATAGTTTAAAGAAACTTTAAATGGTGGATGATAAAGATTACAAGAGAATAATAACAATTTATTTATCCTAATATTTTTATAATATAATTAATATCTCTAAATTTACCTAAAAAGACTATCAGTAATAGTGAAATTTTGGAGAAATAAAATGTGTTTATAATAAAACCAATGAATTGGATAATAAATAATATACATAAAGAAAAGGCGCCCATATAAGGGTGCCTTTTCTAATGGTTTTTTAGCAGAAGCAAGAAGCTCCAACAATAATTAATAAAATAAATAATACAACTAATAAAGCAAATCCTCCTGCAAAGCCACAGCCGCCACCGCAACTACCACCAAAGCCCATAATAATTCCTCCTTTAAATAGTAGGAGAAAAATAAGGAGTCACTCATGTATTTTAATGGATTCAAATTACTTTATGTTTTTATGGATTAAATGAGCATGGTCTTTTGAAAATAAAAAAAAGACGCTATAAAGCGCCTCCCATTTGGGTAAATAAGAAGTAAGGTTTCCATTTTAATTGAAAAAAATAGATCAGGTGCTTAGATTTTATCACGATTTTTTGCTGAATGAACATGCATTATTACATATCATCATAAATTCCTCTATTTTCCATTTGATAAAGTATATTACCAATATTATCAATATTTAAATAAATATTTCTACAAATTCAAAATATTTACAAAAATCATAAAAGTGATACGTTTAAGGTGCAAGTTATAAAAAACTATTAAGGGGGAATTTTTATGTTCAAGAAATTAGTGGTTGGAGCTTTAGCGGCTGGTATTGCATTAACAGGAGGAGCGGCTGCGTCAGCAAGTACAGAAGGAGTAAGTGTAGACAATACTAAAAAATCCGCACAAGAGCTCGTTTTAGGTGTCAAGTCAGGCGGCACGTCAGCTAAATACGGTTTCGATTACCGCTACGACGCTAGTACTGATAAATTTTATACAAATAATTTCTTTAAGAAAGATGGCGTTTTTGCCAATTCTTTTTATGATTCAGGAATAAATTGGTACTATAAGGGGCGTAGTGTTACAAGCGACAAGGGTGGCGGTTTCTATGGACATTATGAAGGTAGAAGTGCAAACTAAAAATTTTACTAAAAAGCCTCGAATACCGAGGCTTTTTTATTTGTGTAAAATCATAAAGAAAAGACACCCTAAGGTGCCTTCCTCCGGCTTGAGCCATCTTAATTTTATTATGTTGTTATTATATAAGAAAAGAAGACATCGATTAAGATGTCTTCTTTTACTTGTACACTTGGTGTTAAGAAGGTATTGTATTGCTTAAAAACCATAAAAAAATATAACAATCATCGAGTAAGTTTATTATAGCATCAATAAATAGAGTTTTTATATGTATTTTTACATATATATAGATTTATTTATATTTCATCTATATAGTTATATTGTCTGTTTCTTGTTTTAATTCGTTTGTTTATTTTGATTGCTCCAGCAATGGAGCCTTTTTTTATGCAATAAAATATTTTCTTAGCATTACTTAGTTAATCTATACTAACTTTACCTTCTTAAATTATATCTATATTTTACCAAATATTTATACAGATAACCAGTTTTTTCTAATAATCTAATCGATTGATAATTTTAATGTTATTTGTTAATCCATATAGGGAAATTTATCATGTAATGAAAATTTAGAAATCAAGAATTATAAAAACTTATAGTATCTTTGAAAAAAAACATATTTATAATTTATATATTAATATGTTATAATTTAATTTCTAAAACTACCCAAAAAGGGCTGCCAGTAATGGTGGTCTTTTTTATATTGGTGAGATTGTACTAGTATGATAGAATAGGATTAACTGTATATTGTGAGGGTGATTGGTTATCCCTTCTTTCCATTTGGAAGGAAAGGGGGTGATATACCTATGGAGTTTTTGTTTGAGCTTCTAAAAGAATTTGTGAAAGCCATTGTACGTGAAGTTTCTGCGTATGTTTTTAGGAAACAAATTTTAGAAAAAGATAACAAAAAACCCACTCCTCGTCGCCGTCCAAAGCAAAAGGGTGGGTTTCGTAAAAAATAAATGATATAACCACCACCCTGACGGTAGCAGTTATTAGAAGAGATGTTAGCGCATCTCTTCTTTTATTATATACACAAGCTATTACTGTAATACTACTACAGTAATTATATCAAACGTACGTAAAAAATCAATGAGCACGTAATAGATATAATGTACAAAAGAAAAGATACGCAAAGGTGCCTTTTTTCAATTTATTACAGCCTTAATTGATTGTAAATTGATTTGAATACGTGAATTCACCACGATATTTAATTGCAGCGACATAAGTACCGCTTGTATAGCTATCTGTGATAGGGGTTTGCCAAATTTCTGTTCCAGGAATAAATTCTGGTTCTATTGTTTGGAATCGTTCTAGGGTACCATTTGTGTGGATTTTAAAAATTTTCATTTGCGCACCAAAATGTTCTCTACCAAAGTGCTGTGTTAAGTAAAATGTATCACCAGTTATTAAATTCTTAATCTTCCAATCTGGTTGATATGTACTTTCCTCTGAATTTTGTAAATCCACAATGGTTTTAAATCCCCAATCATCATTAAGTGGATCTGAGTAAGCTGCAGCTGCTTGTGAGGTAGGCTTACTCATTTCTATTGCAGTAAAACCGCTAAAAGTTAACGCACCAATTAATGCTAATTTTCCTAACTTCATTATGGTTTCCCCCTATTAATTTTTGTAATTTTTAAAAACAGAAATCATACACACATAATAATATAATTAGATGTATTATATTTCAAATATTTTCCTTAAAAATCCATAAATAAAAAGGCACCCAAACAGTGCCTTCCTCCGAATTGATAATTGTATTTTATGTATGAAATCATCACTGTAGTATCTAAGATGAAGGTAAGCAGTTTATACCGTCTTGCTTAGGACGGTATTACTATTGATTGATTGTGAAGACCTGGCTACGATAGTAAGTGCCATCAACATCTAAAACTGCAATATAGCTACCATTCTCGTAAACAGAAGTGATAGGTGTTCTATATGCAGCTCTCCACTCAGTTCCATTCCAATCTTTGTTAGGATAAAGTGTTTGATAGCGAGCTAACGTCAATTCCTTATCATCTAATACACGATAAATTTTTAATGCGTTCCCAGATGCTTGGTCTCCCCAATTCGTACTAAATGTTAATGTATCACCTGTGTAATAAGCAGGTTTGAACTGATTAATCCAAAAATCTGGTAATGCAGTTGTACCTTTTGCTAATTCATAGAGGGTTTTGAAAGGCCAGTTGTCAACCGCTGGTGCTTTCTGTACATTTTCTGCTGCTGCCGCTGGCTTTGCGTTCAATGTTGCTAACCCTGTAAATCCACCTAAAGCTAAAGCTCCGACTAGTACTAATTTTCCTAATTTCATTAAAAATCCCCCTAAACATTAATATAATTACAATATAATGATATATTATTTTGTATGATATTTCAAAAAATTCCTAAAAAAGGTTATAAATACAAAAAGACACCCATATATGAGTGTCTTTTCCAATAGTTTTTTTAGCAGAAGCAACTGCATCCGATAATGATTAATAAAATAAACAATACAACTAATAAAGCGAATCCTCCAGCGAAACCGCAGCCTTCGCCGCAACTACCACCATATCCCATAACAATGGTGCCTCCTTTAGATTAGAGGGTAAAACTAGGGTTCATTCCATGGATTTTAATGGGTTCACTTTACCTTATGTTTTTAAGAATTAATTGAGCATGTCCATTTGAAAATGGAAAAAAGACGCCATAGGGCGCCTTCCTTTTAGGTAGATAAGACTTTAGTTTTCCAATCTAAAGAAATTTTGTATCAGCTCTTTGAGAGTATATCATGATATTTGCTTGATTTATTATGCATTTTTACATACCTCTTCAAATCCCTTTATTTTCTATTTGATAAAATGCAATCCCAATATTGTTAATAATTAAATAAATATTTATATAAATTGAAAATATTTACAAAAGTTACAAAAGTGATACATTTAAGGTGCAAGTTATAAAAAATATTTAAGGGGGATTTATTATGTTTAAGAAATTAGTAGTTGGAGCATTAGCAACTGGTATCGCATTAACTGGAGGGATTGGAGCAGCATCAGCAAGTACAGAAGGTGTAGATAATACTAAAAATTCTGCACCAATTGTCCAACGTACCCAAATACTTAGAGATGATTTCAGTCTGATGAATGGTGAAAGAGAAGTACCTTTCGAGCATGTAAAAAAAGCAGATATGAGAGTTCATATGACAAACAATACTAAAGGTACACTTGATTGGTCTTTAAAAGACTCAAAAGGTAATGTTATTGGTTCTGGATCGTTAGCAGCAGGAAAGGGTTTTACAAATACGTACAATACTCTTCCAAAAGGTAAATATAAGCTTAAAGTTACTCACAGAAATGGTGGTTCTGGATCATTCTATGCAGCTGCTCGTACTTTAGACTAGTATACATAGAACCAGTTTAAGTGTATTGAAGAAGAACGATTAGAGAGTTTGAGGATTATGGGGTTTTGTCATAATATCATCGTTTGTAAATACAAAGTCACAAAAGGCCTACCTAGGGAAATAGGTAGGTCTTTTAATACATAAAAAAACACCATAAGGTGCCTTTTAAGCTGTAACAAATTTAAATACATAGTACATAAAAAATAACAAAGATAGACTTGCTAGTCTGCCAGCAATCGATTCTTTCATAAATTTCATAAGTATCACTTTGACAATCAATGCTAAGAATAACGGTATAAACAGTACCATAGCAAGTTTAATAGCTAAGTCGTTTATAGTTGGATTAAACGCTTCAAAATTAATGATGATATTCACTTGCCTCTCTATTATCTGTTTATATTTATAATTAGATTTACACTGTTTTGTCTACTAAAAAAGCCTTTAATTTGAGAACTATTTATTTTTGGATTATAAGAGTACTTTCACATTTACGACAAGTAATCTTCTCTTCCTCAAAAATGAATAAATTCTCAGCATCACATTCTGGGCATACAACTGCAAATGGTGTTTTTATATTTTTATAGCATAGGAAAGAAAAGAATGCCATGATTAGAGCAGGTATAATAAGCATCATAATTAAGAATAGGCCCGCAAAAACGCCTGTAATTATGGAAAGTGGTTTCATTAGTTTTCTACCTACGGAGTTTACTTGATTATCCTTTTTACGAAAAGCAGTAACAAGGTAAGTTTGGGTTTCTTTTACTGGCTCAAATACATTTACCGTATTGCAATCTTGTTCATCCATAGTGGGATAGGAAGTGTTTGGTCCTTGATATCCTCGTTGTATATAATAATTGTTTGACTCAGCTATTCGTGGTGTATACGAGATTCCAGTTCCAGGTACATAAGTTGTTGTTCTTGATTCAGGTGAAATAGAGTTCCCTCCCATACCTGTGTATGTAAAGTTAATTTTCACACCCGGAGAAAACTGGATAATTCTACGAAATTTATAACCCATAATATTGTATCCTCTCCATCTAATTAATATAATTATTTACTAATTATAACATTTTCTAACTTAATATTAATATATTAAGTTAGAACAGAATAATAAAAAAGAGTAATATTGAAGTTTACTAATTTAAGGCGTTTTAGAGTCCTTTTTTATAAAAAAAAGACACCCTAAGGCGCCTTCCTCCGACTTGAACCACTTTAATTTTAATAATATGTATTGGACTCCTATCCAAATATTATTTTACTACATTAAGTAATACCAGTTGTGAAGAAAAAAGGCACTCTTTCGAGTACCTTTTTCCTATTCTACTTTTAAATTAATTTCTTTACCTGTCATACCGCCACTAGCTTTTAAGAAAAGTCCTTCAGCATCTTTTGGTATATCAAATACAATTTTCCCTGTCTGTGTTAGACCAGGATTTAATTGTTTTAAGAAGAAGTCAGTTTTTCCACCGTTAGCTAAGTCAAAAGATGTTTGACCTTGTACTGAAGATGTGAATTCACGACCTTTGTTATCTACCAATTTAAAGCTGTTAGTATCAACAGTGATAGCGTCTTTTTGATTATTAGTAAGTGTAACTTCTAAAATTTTAAAGACACCTTGTGCTTGTTCTTTTGAGTATTCATTACCCACAGAATCTACTGTTTCCATAGATCCTACAGAGATTTTCACATCAGAAGATACACCTTCTTTTGATACCGCTTTAGTGTCTGTTGAAGTTTTTTCTGTTGAATCTCCACCACCAGCAACCATAGCAATTATTCCGATTACAAATAAAGCTATAATGCCTAGGCATCCAAACTTAAATATTTTTCCCACGTTTGTTCCTCCAATTATGTAAAATGTAAGATTGCCACGTTAATAATAACAAATTAAATATCTTTATATTGTCATATTATGTCGAAAGGAAATAAAAAGATAGTTTAGAAGTTTTAGACTATATCACTGTCCTATAATTTATTTTTCCTATCTATCTCTTATTCATAAAGAAAAGACACCCTAAGGTGCCTTCCGACTTGAACCACTTTAATTTTAATAATATGTATTGGACGCCCATCCAAATGGTGTTTTACTATGTTAAGTTATTTTGTTACTTGCTACACATATTTACTTTTTCTTGATACTTAATAATATGCTCTTTTGTTGCTGGATTCTGTTCGCCATTCTTTAATTGTTCAAGAACATTTTTCGCTTCATCACAACTCATTTTTTCTCGTTCTTTATCCTCAAATGATTGAGCTCTCCTTTTTGCATACTCTAAACTTTCTTGTTCCTCACGTGCTTCTTTCTCTGTCTTCTTTTGATTTACTTCTCTTTGTTTTTGCACTTGTTCCTGCTTTTGACGTTGTTGTTCTTGCTTCGCTTTTTCTTCAGCCTGTCGTTGCGTCTCAGCTTCTTGACGTTGCTGTTCTTCTTGTTTAGCTTTTTCTTCAGCCTGTCGTTGCGTCTCAGCTTCTTGACGTTGCTGTTCTTCTTGTTTAGCTTTTTCTTC